AGTAGTATATGAGAGTAGTATATGAATAGTAAGTTGTGAATAGTAATTAGTTAGCCATATTCAATTATTTATTATATTATTATTATGTTGTGACTTTCCTCTACGATTATCTAACTGCTGATTCTGAATCCAAAAAACCTAAAAAAATAGCAATTTTAGTGTAAAAAACCTATTCCATCTCACAAATATCACTATACTATCCTCCCCCCGTGTAGACGTCTACTACTCCCTGAATACAACCCTAGCCTGATAGTTGGTCCTACGCGTGGCACGTCGCCCGCGTGTAGTCAGGGGAAAATGAAGTAGAAGAATGGCTGAGCACAGAATAAAAAAATGTTCTCTGGAAAAACTGTTCTATGGAAAAACTGTTTTGGAGAAAAAATGTTTGGTTGACAGGCACGAAAAAAGGGGGGTTATTAAACCCCCCAATTTCCGTACGTGTTACTTTTTGGCTAACAGTGCCATAATCATATCAAGCTGTTTTTTCATATCCGCTACTTCACTTGCGGCGGATCTACGTCCATTGTGACGCTTTACGACGTCTCCGGCGTCATTCAAAACAGTAAAGACTTGACTCATTCCCCGTCCTTGATAGATGAACGGCGATACGCCGTTCATTTTCAGTGTCGCACCGTCAATGCGGAAATCCCTTGCACCGTCTAACGGAACAAGAACGACGGCGGTAGTCGTGTTTCCCGCCTTCGTTGGGAAGTTGGTATCAACAATGACGCCGACTTTAACTGTAAATAACGTCGCGCCGTCGCGGGATACTACTTTAGTCGGATGTTCGGCTGTCAAGTGTGCAATTTCTTCCCAATTTGACAGGGCGATTGCGCGGTCGACATTCCCAGTAAAGCTGCTATTTTTTTCCATGATAAAACCTCACTTCCTATCCCTATTTTAGGGATAAACCACGCCGATAAACATCGGCATAATAAGGGAAAGATATTTCCTTTCCTGTATCACTATGTACGTTCAAGTGCGGATTGTTAACCTGTAATTTTTTTGGCAGTAAAAAAGGGTATAATCCCCCAGTCACTATGTATGTTCAAGTGTAGAATGTCAACGTATATAATATTTATCATACAGTCGCCTCCAGACACCACGCCTACACACCCTGCCTACCCCCCACTGTGGGGGTGGGGCTTCAGTCTGGGGCGTCCATAGTCGTACGGGACGGCGTAGATGCAAGTCTCAAGAAAGATATATAACGGTATTTACATATGTTGAAAGTCTCAAGAAGAATATATAACGGTATTTACATACGTTCTCAATAAGGAATCTCCATATATCTCTGTGTCTCTATCTTTATCTATTCTTATATTACTTAGGAGGGGTAATATGAGGGGTAATATGAGGGGTAAAATGTACACTTATAAACCAAATAACGTATGTAGTAAAGAAGTTTCATTCGATATTATCAACGGGAAGCTTAAAAATATTTCCTTTACCGGCGGTTGTCAGGGTAATTTATCTGCCATCGCCAAGATTTTAGACGGAAAAGACGCTAAAACTGTTGCAATTATGTTTCTGGGACACAAATGTGGGAAAAGAAACACCAGTTGTATGGACCAATTCGCCCGTTTTATCCTAGAAAGTTTGAAGAAAGGGGTGTAAAACTGCAATGAATCAGCTGGAAGAGCTGCAAAAAGCGTATGAAGCAGCAAAAAGTAACCTAGTTGCATTCAGAAGGCTGTTTCTACCACTGGATGATGACGTAAAATCTCCTTGGTATCACTATAAATGGAGTGATATCCTGTTAAATGGTGAATCAAACTACGCTGTAGAGGGGTTTAGACAGTCGGCTAAATCTTCTATCGTACTTAGAGCGTTCCCACTGTACTGTTTGGTATTCCCAAATAAGAAAAGACAGTATGTAGTGCTTATTAAAAGTACACAGAGAGGTGCTAACGCACGATTAAAAGAAATTGCAGACGAATATCTGCATAACTCATTACTGAACCTTAACTTATGTAAGGTTAATCAGCAGAGCCAGGACGTATTTGAAGTTGAAGTCTACACCGGTGAAGAGGTTGACGGGGAAAGACAGACAATGACCATTCATATGGAGGCATATGGTAAAGGTTCTTCTGTCCGTGGTCTGAACTGGCATGACCTTAGACCTTCTATTGTAGTTATTGATGACCCGCAGGACCTGGAAGACTCTATGTCCGACACGGTGCAGGATAAAGACTGGGACTGGTTCCTTTCCGATATCTTCTCCCTTGGTAAAGACTGCCGTATCTTTATGATTGGCAATAACCTTGGTGCTAAATGTATCATTGAACGTGTGGCATTACAGCCCGATGAACTAAACTTTACGTTTATGCGTGTGCCTATCATTAACGAAGCTGGTGAAAGTAACTGGCCAGAGATGTTTCCAGTGAATGATATCGCTAACGAGCGTGATAACTTCACTAAACTTGGTAAGCTGGATATCTGGGAACGAGAGAAAATGTGTATCGCATTATCTCCAGAGATGGCTATCTTCAAAAAGAAATACTTCCGTTACTTTGATTTGTCTAAGTTTGATTGGCATGATTGTAATATATACATCACGATGGACTTAGCTGTAAGTAAGAAAGAGACTGCTGATGATACGGTTATTCTTGTCACCGCTGTCAATTCTGCAAACCAGTGGTTCCTTATCGACTGCACCGCTGAACGTATGGACCCATCAGAATCCATCAATGTCCTATTCGATTATGTGTCTAAGTATCATCCCGTGTCAGTTGGTATCGAACAGGTTGCATTTCAGGCTGCGATGAAACACTTCGTAGAGAAGGAAATGCCTAGACGTAACATCTGGTTCTATATTGAAAACCTTGCTGCGAAAGAAAAGAAGGAACTTCGTATCCAGACGGCGCTGCAGCCAAGATTTTCACAGGGTTCTATTTGGTTCCCTGTCGGTATGGATTGGGTTACTAAACTACAGGAAGAACTTCTTACGTTCCCTAAAGGTTTACATGACGATATTCCAGATGCATTAGCGTATGTAGACCAGATTGCGACAGCTCCTGTGTCTGCTTGGGAAAACGTAGCAGGTGATGATATCGAGCTTGCAGGTGGTTTGTAATTCTTATATATCTAGGAGTCAATGAAAGGAGGTAATATAAATAGATAATGAAAAGATTACTGATATCAGTGACCTGAACGATAGCATTATTGACATCGTTAAGTCAGATATCAGAGAAGCAGAAGATTACCAGAATGCTGTTATCATTCCCACCATGAAAGAGCGATATCAGATTTACTTTGCCGATAAAGAATATTACAAAAAGATGTTCCCAAAGCTTAGTAAAACATCATCTATAGTATCTACCGATGTAACAGATACTATTGAATGGGCATTGCCATCGCTCATGAAGGTATTTACCGGCGGGGAGAGTGTAATCAGTATCTCTGGTGTAGATGCGCAGGATGACCATAACGCAGAGATTATGCAAGACCTTATTTCTTTCCAGTTACAGAGACAGAACCATTTCTACCCGATTCTGTATAATTGGATGAAAGATGCACTCATTACTGGTCTTGGTGTTGTTAAATGTTACTGGGACAGAGAGGAGGGCTATGAACCTGTACAGTGTGTTCTCAACTTTCAGAGCTTACAAGCCCTGATTAACACTGGTGTAAAGGTCGAATCTATCTCTGCCCCCGATAAGTATGGCGATTATACTGTTATTTACGACTCCACGTTTTATTTGAAGAATGCTCCAAAGATTGAGAACATTCTTATTTCTGATTTCTTGTATTCGCCAGACGCAAAAACTCTTGATGAAGCAAACTTTGTTGCTCATAAGAAACGGGTTACTATGTCTTACCTCAGAAAGATGGAACGACAGGGCGTATATGCTAACGTTGATGAGATAAAGTCAGAGCATTGGCACTCAAAATACGGACTCGATGAAGCTGATACAGAAATGGAAGAGGTGCTTGGCGATCAATACTATGGTTTCCACTCTGCCGCAGAAGAAGCCCGTGAAGAGGTTACTCTGTACGAGTGTTATACGAAAATTGATATTAATGGTGATGGTATCCTTGAGGATATGATTATCACACTGTGCCAAGACCATATCCTTCGTTGCGAACCAAACTATATGGGTAGACATCCATTCTTCGCTATTTCCCCGACACAAGACCCACACCGTATTTGGTCTAAGCGTTCTTATGCCGAACTCGTTGGTGAAATCCAGAATTTGAAGGTGGCACTGATTCGTCAGATTATCCACAACCTAGCACTGACGAATGACCCTAAGATGATTCTGGCACCAGACGCAATCAATGTTGATGACTTCAACAAAGGTCGTGCCGTCATTCGTAAGAAGCCAGGGTATCAGATGAATGACGTTGCAATGTCTATGCCTGTCAACCAGATTGCTCCTTATACGTTCAACTTTCTCGAATGGACTGAGGGACAGAAGGAACAGCGTACAGGCGTCACGCGATATAACCAAGGTCTTGATGCTTCCAGTTTGAATAAAATGCTAGACATCAATACGCCTGTCCCGATGGCCAACGGTTCCAGTAAGCTGTTAAAAGACATTGTTGACGGTGATATGATTGTTGGGCAGAATGGTAAACCGACCATGGTTATTAAAGCCCATACTATTCATGACCCAGAACGAGCATATGAAATCAAGTTCTCTAACGGCGAAGTCCTTAAAGCGGGCGGAGAACATTTGTGGACAGTGTTTGGCCCTCATAGGAAACGTAAAACCATTGATACCGACACTTTGTTCCAGTTGGCGCACAAGTATAAACAGCCATTGTTTATTGACAGGGTATACCGTCCTGATAACAACGGTGATATTGAATTACCAATAGACCCGTATATCCTCGGTGTGTTCTTGGGCGACGGCTGCTTACACACCAATCGCTTTACCTCAATGGATAAAGAAATAGTGGACGCCATGTCCGAATGGGCAAAGTTCAGAGGTGGTTTTATCAGACCGTCTTCACACCAAAACGCAGGAAAGGCTATTACGTATGACATAGTTGGCACAGACTTGCACACCATCCTTAGAAAACTACACATTGCCCGCGATGCAAGATACGACGACATGAAAGATAACTGTAAACACATACCGGAGATTTTCTTTAGTGCTTCTTATAGACAGCGTATGGAACTTCTTCGTGGACTTATGGACACTGATGGTTGTCACCATTCTGGTTCGTTGGCTATTTTCTCTCAAGCAAACGGGCAGTTATTGGACGATGTAGAACGCTTGATTTGTTCCTTTGGCTGGAATTATTCTAAGTCAGAGCAATTCCCTGGCAAGTTAGCTAAAGAAGGTCGTACATATTGGCATTTAACTATTAGTTGCCTCGATAATCCATTTAGATTAAGCCGAAAAGCAAACAAGTATGTACAGTCTAAACGTAGTGTTGATAGGGTTAAAATAGTATTAATCGAACCGACCGATATTATTCCAATGCGGTGTTTAACTGTTGATGCCGAAGATGGTCAGTTCTGCGTAGGCAAACACTATACCGTAACACATAACACAGCAAGCGGTATCAATACCATCATGAATGCATCTAATCAGCGACTGGAACTTATTGCTCGTATGTTTGCTGAAACGGGTGTATATGAACTATATCGTTTTCTTATATCTTTGAACCAAAAGTTTATTGACCAAAACACTGTTATTCGATTAACAGGGGAACCAATGGAAATCAAACCAGATGACTTGTCTGGCTCTTTCGATCTGGTTGTAAACGCTGGTCTCTCCATCCAGAGTAAAGAAGCTATGAATACCCAGCTTCAGACGCTCATGACTGCTATCATGCAAGTAAACGCTACTGGTGTTGCGGTTGCAACTCCACATAACATTTATAACATCACGAAACGTTGGATGGAAAATATGGGTATTAAAAATACAGGTGACTATATTACTGACCCTGTTGTTGCGCAACAGCGTACTATGCTTGAAGCACAAATCATTCAGGCAACACTTCAGACTCTCCCCCCTGATGTTGTGGCTTACTACTTCCAGTATGGCTCGTTACCGATTCAGGTTCTCTACTCACTCCCCCCCTATGTGCAGGTAGTATTCTTGAATCATACGTTACCAACAAATACAAACAACACTGGTCAGAGTACGGTTCCTATGCAGAATGTATCTGCACCACAAGGAGCAGGAGGAGCGGTCACTTCTACTGTGCGACAAGGTAGTGACGCCCTCTCTCCAGACAAACAAATTGGTCAGCAGCCAGCCGATAATAGGGTTCCTAATGGCGCACCTGCTGAACCGACTAATGGAGTAGGAGGTTATTAATGGCAATTAAGTATACGAGGAGTATCCCTCGACAGGCGGATGTTCAAAGATATGAAGCAGCTAAAGCTCTCACAGATGTTTACAATCAGATTCATGGCAGTACGCCAACTGCACAGGAAAACGCTCCCATGTCTGAATATGACAAAGAGCGTGAACGTATTCGTAATAGGTTTATGGCACCGACCCGTGATGATAGTAACGCTTGGGTACGGTCCGCTAACCGTGGGCAGGCAGCTATCGATAACGGTAGTCAGCTGAAGCCGACACCTAAGGCCGGTTCTTATGAATTTGCTACACGTAATTTACCTTCTGGTACACCTAATGCACCGCTGACATATGCTAATACTGGCGATACTATCAACGATAGAGGTATTCAGCTTATGAAAGACGCAGGATGGACAGACGAACAAATTGCTAACCGTGATAAGACACCGATGAACTGGGGTATGCATGAATACCTTGTAAACAATGGTGGTATCGACCATACACAGGCTCAGTATGAAGCGTATGAAAGAGAAAAACTTCGTAAGCAGATGGAGTATGAAGCTGCTATGCGGCAGAACTATGGACCGGCAGCTGCTCAGGATGCTATGGCGCTTGGTGTACCAGATGACTCTGGTTCCACTGGTTCTTCTGAAGGCTTCGATATGCCAGGTAATTCCGTAGCAGACTACTACGCTATGGATAACGCTTATGCACAGCCTAGCCCTGCTGACTATTATCAGCTTGATGCTCAGACATACAGGGATGCAAACCCGTCTGCATATCACGATGAACACGACCCACTTATCCGTGGATTTAATGCATTGCGTGCATACAACCAGAATAATAGGTAGTTTTCTTATACAAATAGTGATACGGGTTTAGCCAAGTGGTGAAGGCGGCTGGCTTTGACCCAGCAATTCGCTAGTTCGATTCTAGCAATCCGTGCCAGTTAATTTCGTCAAAACCGTGTAAAACCTCGTTATTTAACGAACAAATTTTGCATGGTTATTGGCGTATATATATTTTACTGCACCAACCTTTACGGAGTGCAAAAAGGAGGAATTTATGGAAGAAATGCAGAACGGAATGCCAATGGTAGAACCAGCTCAGGAACCTGTTCCTGCAACAACTGCGCCAGTGGAAACACCGGATGCGCAGACTGCACCGCAGAACAATGACGCTGATGAACCTGCATTTGGTATTGACGAGAACGGGGACGTCACTTTTGCCGACGCCTTTTTCGGAGAACCGACAGGCGACTATGATGATGAACCAGAACCCGTCCAAGAACAGCCGCAGGAAGTACCACAGCCGCAGCCGGAAATGCAGACTGTCCGTGTAGATGGACAGGACGTACAGGTTTCTATGGATGAAATGCGTAATGGTTATATGCGACAGGCTGACTTAACAAAATAGGTCACTTCTTGGAGAAATCCTTGATTTAAATCTGGTGAAAACGAGGAACACCCTAACGTAAAGACGAGGGCAATCTCGTGGGAAGCCCAGCTATGCTGGGAACCCGTAACGACTATCCCGTTGCAGGGAGTACGTCCAAGTGGACGGAAGTGCCAGACACCTGACCTCTGAAAGGAGAAGGTGAAGAAATAGTCTCTTCTGCATAGAAATATGCAGCAGTCATTCTCCTGTGGAATGACGGGGTAAAATTAACGACTTTACTCGAAGGTTAAGACACTAGGAAAACACAGGAACTCGCAGCTCAGCGTCAGGCTCTCGAACAGCAGCGACAGATGATGATGCAGCAGTTTGCGAACAACCCTCAGCCCCAGAATGTTCAGCCCCAGCAGCCGCAGATGTCCCCAGAAGAAGTACAGCAGCGTGCTATGGCTGACCAGAGAGCGTACCTCGACCAGGTTGATACGTATTGCAAAGACCGAGTTAAACAGCTCTTTGGTGAAGATTTTGACGAGTACAACAGTAAACATATGGCAGCATATGTCAATGAAGTTGGTAATGTCAAAGCAGCCACCCTACAGAGGGTTAACGAAATGAAACAGCAGGAAGCCGAAAAGGCAGCTGCTTCTCAAAGAATTGCATCTGTTGCTAATAAATACAGACAAGACCCGAACTTCGACACGATTAACCAGCTCGCTCTGAGTAGTCTCCAGAACCTCCCGTACAAAATGTATGTGGAAGTACAGGACGCTCTCAAGACTGGTAACGCGGAAGTGCTTGACAATTACATGCAGGCCGTATCGAATATGTATTATCATCGTGGCAACCAGCCACAGCAGGCTCCGCAGCCTATGCCTCGGCCTGTCCAGCCGCAGGTACGTCCACCGTATGTCGAACCGACAAATAACCGTGGTGCAATGCCACAGGCACAGAAAACTATGGACTACGCTGCGCTTGGTCAGATGACTAACGACCAACAGGCGGCATACGTATCTAGGTTTGCGAAAGAGCTTGGCGTATAAATTGAAAGAGAGGTAACAGCTCAATGGCAGTAGGTATGCCAGCTACAGGTGCAGCAGCCCCGCATAATAAAGGTTCTGCCCTTCGCTCTTATAACGTCGTTGGTACTGTTAGAGATATGTCTGACTTCATTACCAACCTCGACCCAGATAAAACTAAACTTACACAGATGTTCGGTAAAACTACCGTAGTATCCACTAAACATGAATGGCTGAGAGATTCTCTCCGTCCGGCAATGGTGAACAAGCATCCTGAAGTTATCAACTTCGATACCACGGAAACCGTGCCGAGACGTTGGATGTACAACACTGTTCAGCAGTTCATGCATGGGTAAATGTTTGCCCATATAAAAGTTATCCATATGCAGGAAACCCTTAAAGCCCTTCTTACCAAAGTGTAAAAATAGAAAGGATATGTATTATGAATAGGAAACCCGCAGATAAGACATACGCTTATTTACTTGGTTGTTACTTTGGAGATGCTAGTGTTTTCAAAAGAGGGAACACGTACGCATACTCATTTGAATGTATTGATAAAGAGTTTATTGGTAAAGTTGCTGATTACTTATCACGTTTTATCAATAGAGATGTGAAAGTCCACCAAAGGGTAGGGACTAACAAATACTATCTTCAAGTATGTTCTAAAGAATTTAAGATATTCGTTGATGACACAGCTGGATGTAGATACATCCCAGACTATGTGTATCAATGGGACAAAGAGTTAAAGAAAGAATTTTTAGAAGGTGTACTTGATTCTGATGGTTGGGTCTCACAGCGTGCCAATCCAAATGGTAATACAAATTGGATGATGGGGTACGGAACTACATACTCTTGGACATACGATATAAAAAGGATGCTACAATCCTTTGGTGTATCGTGTGGTAAGACAAGAGAAATACGAACCAAAAACAAAGTACAACTGAGTTTCACTATGAACCTAAAGTCATTTATAGAATCTGGACTAAAGTTCAATATTTTACGTAAACAGAAAAGGTTAAATAATTACTGTGAAAAGCGTATGAAATCCCAACGACTATACGATAACACCGATTAAGTATAATATAGTCTGGTCTCATATGAAAGTATGAGTTAACACAAACGATAACATCTCTGATATCACTCAGGCTATCAAAAAGTACGGTGTTCGTGACGAAGTAGCGTACCAGTTCGTTAAGGCTGGCAAGGAAATCGCAGGTGACCTTGAATATGCTATCGTAAACAACACCACTGCAACCCCGATGTCTGAAAACGTTGCTGGTACTTTTGGTGGTATTCCGTACTTCCTTGAAGATGAACTGAAAGGTGTAACCGTAGCTTTTGGTGAGTTCACTCTGAACGACCACGGCTTTGTAAACGGCGATGCCCTCATCGTTCGTGGTGGTGCTGTATGTAAAGAAAACGTTGCCTACTACGTAGCAGTTAAGGACGCTAATACGTTCTATCTGTATGACACTCCGGAAGGCGCTATGAACTCCGTCAAGTATGACGCAAATGGTCATGGTGTTTCCAGCGGTGAAGGTAAAGTTAAAGAAACTAAGATGGGCTCCATCACATTCCAGAACTGCATTGACGCAGCGAAGGACGTTGCTAAGGGCAACCTTACTTTCGACCTTCTGAATGACGCAATGCAGCTGACCTGGCAGCGTGGTGGCGACCCGTCCGTCGCTATTATGTCCGCACGTAATAAGCGTGGATGCGCCGACTTTACTCAGGGTGCACTGCCGATTCGCCAGGCAGGTGACAAGAGTATCACCACCTCTCTCGAAATCATCGAGACTGACTTTGGTTCTCTTCGTCTGGAAGCCCATCGTATGTACTCTGACGATGTGGTTGACCTGCTCGACCCGCAGTATTGGAAACTTGGCTACCTTATTCCGTTCCATACTGAAGAACCGCCGAGAGTCGGTACTTATAAGGAAAAGGTAATCACTGGCGTAGCATCTATCGAATGTACCGCACCGAATGCTAACGCTCGTATTAAGAACCTGACTGGTAAGGTTAACCCGAAACCAGTTGTCGTGGAGACTATTACTCCAACCGTTGCGCCGTAACGGAGGTTCTCGTATAGAAGATTGGGGAGCCTATGGCTCCCCTTTTTTCTTATATCAAAAGGAGATAACATGAGTAATAACATTGTAAGACAAGACGTTGATGTCGATAAACATGGTAACTGGTCACTGACTAATACTTGGGACGCAACTGACATTATGCGTTCCTGCTACGAGGATAGAAAGAAAGACCCGTATCTCGGGAAGCATAAAGGTGGGCGAAGGCTTGGGCGTATCCCTTATGAATGCTGGAACGACCCGACAGAGCTCACACTCCAGTGTGCTAAAGAAGCTATGGCGTGTGGCGACCACGAGAGCTTCAACAAGTATATCAAACAGTGGCTGAAGGACAACCCAGAGTTTATGACAGTTGACCACATGTAAGGAGGAATTATGGAGTACATTCGTGCAAGAAGGTTGTCCAATGACATCCTGATGGGACTCAACGAATTGTATAATCGTAGTCACTCTGATGAAGAACTTGTGACAGCTATTAACCATGTACTAACATATGTGAATCTTGAACTTGTTCGGCTTAACTCTCCGTATGTTAAAAAAGAGACTACAGTTAAAGCGCGCAAGTATGGTGTAGAGTTACCAGACGATTATATCAACTTCTCTGGGTGGTTGTCCGATGAAGAACTACCAGAGGGCGAACGCAAGAAAATCAAGTGGCACATCCGTGGCACAAAGATTTACACCGACACCGATGACACTATGATTTATTTTAGACACGTCCCGTTGATTCACCACTTGGATGAAATCATTGAACTTCCTTATTTCTTTTATCTTCTCTTGGTTAGATTGTGTATTGGCTATATCAATGGCTCTATTTCTGATGACGACATCGCTAACGCCGTTTCCGCTGAGACCAATGGTCAAGCCAATGACTATGAAATCACAAGAGAACTTCCATTCTATTTGTAAAGGGGTGATTGAATGACAGTAAACCAACTACTGATTAAGGCGCGTCAGAAACTTAACGATATGTCCAAGTTGAAATACTCTGATGAAGAACTTATCTATTGCCTTAACAACGCTATTGATACGGTATCCCTTGAATGTTCGGATAGTAAAACTCCAGAGTTTGTTAAAGAGTTTCAGATTGAAGCTGGACAGGCAATGGAACGTCCAAGTGATTTCATTGAGTTTGTGGGGCAGTATCCTATCGCCTTTACTGAAGAAGGGGAGACGGTAAATATGGAATTGCTAGACCAAGAGTATCCGTGTCCTATGGTTGTTCGATATTTCGCTATACGTCCGAAGATTAAACTTCTGACAGATAAGGTTCCGTTCTATAGAGACTGGCAACTTAAACGTCTTATTGATGCTACTGTCCTTGAGGCAGACCCAATGCAGGGGCAGCAGATGCAACAGGGACAGGGGGCTGGTAGTTAATGGCTGAAAAACCAGACTATCTCAAGAACATGACCGTTGAAATGTTTATTCGAAGGTTTGCGATTAGAGAGAGACTTTCAGACGCCATTGAGACCGCCTACACTGACCAAGAGCTGATTGCCTACGTGAATGATGCAATCAATATGATTTGGCAGGTTATGGTACAAAATGATTATGATGAAGCTGCTGGCTGGCTCACGATGAACGAGACGGAGATGTACATTCCAGATGGGTATGGTACTCCCACTGGTAAACCACCAGTATGTAGAGACGGGGATAAACTTACTTGCTATGGAGATTTGCCGTGTACATTCAGGTACTGGAAACAACCACCGAGAGTTGACACTTTGACGAGTACACTCCCAACGGACTCATTCTTCATGAAACCAGCTCTTGCCAACCTTATGGCACAAATTGTCATCGCTTTAGCTATGCAGAATCATGGGTTTGATATGGGGTCTGAGATGGACTTTGCTACAGGTATTGCAAAATTACTTCCGAAATGAGGTGAATAGATGGCAACGGACTTTAACAAGAAAGCGGCTCGCCTTGTAGCCGCTATTCCAACAGACTCCCAAGGTGATGGTCGTAAGTTTGCCGATGCTGTGCGCAAGTCGTTAAATTATATCGCAACGTATGCAGGTACAGGTAGCGGAAGTGGTGGCGGTGGAGATGGAACCACTGTAACTACCATCAGTAACCAATTATCGAACGTTAAAATAACTTACGAGAAATCTGGAGACTATTATAACCTTACGGTTACGTGGGAAACTGGTAGCTTTAACGAAGCTCGTGTCTATAAATACGCTCTGTTAAATCTCCAGCAAGCTCCTCAGAAGGGTAACGCATCCGTAAATTGGAATCAGGTGGGGTCACGTATCTACCAGTCAAAGGATGGCGCACTGACCGCTACGATTCCTAACGTATTGCCAGGCTATCGTTATAGAGTTGTAGCCATCGGTGTGACCGATGATGGTAAACGTTCTGAGGAAAGTAAAGCACCTAGTGCCATTACATTCATTCCAGTACAAGTTAGAGATACGACACCGCCAGCGTCGTTGACCACTGCAGCGACTGCAAAAGGTCTTCTAATCGAATGGACACAGCAGCCAAACGCTTTCTACACGTACACAGAGTTACGTGATGGTAATAATAACTTCGGCGTTGATGACGGGTTACTAACTAGGTCTCGTGGCAAGTCTTACTTGTATGTACCTAAAGAGCGTAACGGGACAATCTATGCAGCGAACTTCGGTATTAGCGAGAAATATTCTACGTCTCTCGAGTCTGCTTACTCGTTCCCCCAGCTAACCACACCAGAAGCTCCGACGGTAAAAGTTGATACTAACGATAACGAAGACCAGTACAAAATTATAGTTGAGTTCAAAGCTCCTACGTATGGACTTGGTACTAATATCTATGTTAATAATGTGAAGTTTACAGTTGATAATACCCAACATTCCTTCACCTATTACACAACGAAAGAACACGACACTATTAGTTTAACGTACTTCGACTGTATTGGTGAGTCCAATCACTCTACTTCCGTAGCTGTTGATGTAAGTAATCCACGGCATTCTGACTTAAATACGTTCATAGATATTCATAGTAATAGGATAACAAGCAAAGATATTACTACTAACGAGATTAACACAAAGTCTTTACATAGTGATACTATCGAGGTAGACTCTCTTACTATCAACGACACTATCGTAGCCGATGCCGTAGAGTCTAATCGAATTAAAGCAAAAGAGTTGAGTGCAGATAGCGGTTCTATCCGTGACTTCACTGCTGACACTGTCAATGCAGTTGATGCTACGTTAGGGACGGCTGATGTTAGTACGCTAACATACATGAACATGTCCCCGACAGATGGGGCTGACGGTATGATTACAGCGAACCGTATTATTAGTAATGGCACAATTAGTACAACTGGAGAGATTAACGCAAACAAAATCGTGTTTACGGTCAATGATAGCACCACAGAAAACCCAAGTGTTGGAAAAGAAACGTGGCAGGATAACGGCTCAGAAACTTATGGTCTTGTGTTAAGGGGTAAAAGGACATACTTTAATGGCGTTGGAAAAGAAAACAAAGCATGGATTGACAATGAAAACGGTAGCGCGTATTTTGCTGGTGCTACTAGTTTTAATAATGGTGTTACTATCAATGGGGATTTGAATGTAAATGGTGCGGTCTATGGTAGTGGAGGTCTGGGAGCTCCATATACACTAGACGGGCAGACCAATCCAGGGTATGTTATTACTGCTAATTTTCGCAGTGATAATAGACACCCTGACGGACTCAGTCGCGGGGTAGCGTGGAATCAACTGGATGTTACTCCTATGTTTCAGAACGGAACATATACGCTTCAAGATATTATTAACACATTGTTAAGAAAATCCGTTACATTCTCCTTGGGCGCAACACATAGCACTGTTACTGGTTTTATAAACTGCAATTGTGACTGTTGAGGAGGTTATAATGCAATATATATATTGGTCAGGTGGGTTAGACAGTACTTATCTGCTATGTAAAACGGCGAGAAACACTGCGGAACAAATACAACCTGTGTATATTATTTTCCCAGAGACAAGCGAAAGAGGAGCAGCAGACCTAGAAATGAGTGCGCAGAACAACTTGCTACCACTCATACGTGCAGAGGACGGTATCACCGCCACAATTCTAAAACCGATTCAAATTAAAGAGGAAGATATTCCACAAGACGCGGAGTTTGAAAGTGCATATGAGCACATGTATAGCGAAGATATTCTTTCTAAACATTATATGTATCGTTCACTTGGTAAACTTGCAAAACGATATCCAGGTATTATGATTGGGATAGAGGCACCGCCTCCAAACACCAGGTCAAACAACATCGGCAAGACGGAGGAAGCCATTACAAGTTATGGCATCAAAATTGCAGATGACGGTACACTTACATTAGACAAAGACGGGAACAAAGATATGTATACCATATTCGGTAACATGAAATTCTGTATGGTACATATCAATGCTATCGACGAGCTACAGGCGTTGCACGAATGGGGGTATGATGATTTAATCCCGCTGTGTAGAACATGCTGTACAACATTACCACAGCAATGTGGTGTTTGCTCGAACTGTGAAATTAAAATGCGCTATGGCGATACCTTCAAAAAGTACATGCCCAGAGCGTATGTTAATTATCAAATAAAACAATATTTACGTACAGTTAATGAGAAGTATGCTACATTGTATACCATATTTGTATGGGGTAGCGGGCAGTTGTATAGTGGAAGATTCACGTCTAACGCTAGTGGTCATGCCGAGGAGTTTTATTTGTCGACAACTACTACAAACAAACTAGAGAAATGGTTTAATGCATTACTTGACAACTACCCCAACTTTGACAAAGTAGACAAAGCCGATTATGGAATTGAATAGGAGAATGTATGTTACCAACTATTGACATGAACGTCGTTAGTGACAATACTGGACGATATGTAAGAACACACAACATGCCTATTAGGCAGGTGGAAGAGGAACTGACAAAACTCTATGGAGGATGGCGTACAGTTTTGTGTAACAGTGGTCAGGAGGCTATTGTAACCCTCCTAGATATTTTGCAACCAGATGTAGTTATTGTCGACGACGAAACATATTTTGAAACACGTGATTGGTTGCACTATAAGAATATCAATACCGTTCAATTAAAAGATGTCGGTCAGTTGCCTGACCTAGAAATCGTTCTAGCCACCTCTAAAGGAACTGTGTTAGTAATCATTGATAACCCAACAACATTTGCTAAGTGGTATGACGTACAAACACTGGCGGATACAACTCATCGTTATAACGGTATCTTGGCGGTAGACAACTCAATCGTGTCTCTCCATTACTCGAATCCAATTAAGAATGGAGCCGATGTATGTATTGAGTCTTATACTAAATATGTGTGCGGTTATGGCGATGTAGTGGCAGGTGGTTTATGTTTTGCCGATACCATGCGATGGTTAGAACAGAAGCCAGTTCCACTCGCAAACCCAGGACAGGATAACTTGTCGTGGGTTATCGCCCATCGTGGTAACTGCGTATCTCCAGATAAAGCGTACATGGTTAGTCGTGGGTTGCAGACATTGGCGTGCAGAATGATTATGCACACAGATGGCGCAGCATACATTTATGATAATCTCAAGGAAGCTGGTGTAGATTGCTTGTGGCCTGGATGTGGTGGCTTAATTACACTACCAGGAAAAACAGAAGAGTTCTGCAAGCGATTGAAACAGTTTAAGACTGTTGGAACTTTCGGGTGCACTTACTCTATCGCTGATTTCTTCAGAAGTAAGGAACGGTATCCGCAAGGGTTCTGTGCTAGACTTTCTATTGGGCTCGAAAACCCAAAGTTATTGTGGAGTGACGTTGCGCAAGCGTTAGATTTATAGGAGGATACATGTATAGGAATATTGCAATCTCTATTGCGTTAGCACTTTGTTTAGGGCTTGTGTTTGGAGATGTCGCGTGGTTACAGTACCCCCTCAAAGAATTGGGCACTATGTTTACGTCGTTACTCAAGGTGTGTGTTGTTCCGTTAGCATTTGCGTCTATCGCGAAAGCGATTATCGATATGCATGATGGACAAAAGGTATCGGTACACGCCTTTATCTTAATGTTTGGCTTGAGTGTAATTGGTGTCGCGTTAGGGTTAGGATTAACGTGGGTAATTGGTGTACCTACGTTTGTCGTAACCGCAACAAATACGGTCGCTGTACAGGCTCCTACAGTGCTGTCGTTCATCAACGGCTGTATCCCTGTCAATATTGTTCACTCGTTTGCGACGGGTAACATGTTACAGATTGTAACGTTAGCAATCATGGTAGGTTTAGTTGGGCGGACAAGTGCATATAAGAGTTCTATCGCACACGCCCTTGGTATTATCCAGCACGTCTTTCTGAAAATTGCTAACTGCATCATGTATATCGCACCTGTTGGAGTATTCGCATTGCTGTACCCTGTTGTGGTTAAATTTGGTCTTGGCGTATTACAGAGTTATGTATGCATGTTTGGTACACTGATTGTTGGGGTTGTATTGTTTACTTTACTTGCGTCACTTCCCGTCCTTTACTTGCACAAAGTAGATGGGGCATCGTTCCTGAGAGCTATCTTTGTAGAGGACGTTGCTAACGCTATTGCTGGTGGCGCATCCAATACTATCGGAAATCGTATCGTATTATTGAAAAAAGATACAGACATTCCACATGAAGTGATTGATTACCTCACCCCTATCGTTTCTGTATTGATGCGTGTCGGTTCGTGTGTCTGCGTGGGTGTATATGTTATGTACGCCTCATCCATCTTTGGAGTACCTCTAAGCGTAGCGGCGATTGTAACGGTATTGTTATTAACCACTGTAGCTTTGATGTGTGCTCCAGGTATTATCGGCGGGACGCTCATGGATTGTGCAATTATTTTTGCAGCCGTTGGTATTCCACTGGAAGCGGTAACGTTCTTGTTTGCAACAGATTATATCATGGATTTGATTCGTACCGTCCTTAATATTCAGGGTGGCGAAGTTGTTACAGCTTGCGTAGGTAAGACGTATGAAACTGTTCGTAATTCTAGGGAATGATTGCAACTTACAATGTACATACTGTTGTCAGAGACAGATTAAAGAAAGACAAATCCCGAGAGCTATTAAACCAAGGTTCTGGGAATACTTCCATTCCATACCGCCGAAAACACCTGTCGTATTTTTTGGCGGGGAGCCTCTGTTGTACTTTGGTGCCATTAAAGAAATCATGTCTCACCGTTCTGATTTATGTTACGGCATTATAACGAACGGTAAGTTACTAGATAAAGATAAAGTAGAATGGCTGAATAAGTATGATGTCGGTGTAACTGTATCTTGGGATGGACCAATTAGTAAGAAAACCAGAGGATACGATGTTCTTCAAGAGAACCCAAACATTAAAGACGTTGACAACTTATGCATCTCGGCAGTGCTAACAAAATGGACGGTCGTACATGATGTAATCAATCGCGTAAGCGAGCTGTTACCAGATAAAGAGTTTAGCTTGAACTTTGATTTCCCTCTGAATTTTACGAGTAGTCAGTTGGAGTTCGAGGAAGTCGATGTTGACCAGTTGTACAAAGACATGTGTACCTGTACAGAAAGGTTCATTAACGGTACGGCAACAGTACCAGAAGCATCGATGATATTCTCAACTCTGTATCAACTAACAGGGCAATATGATTATGGCAACAAGTGCGGTAACGGAACTACAGTTATCAATATAGACCTAGATGGGAGTTTGTATAATTGCCATGACGAGAGTAAGCCAAGCGAATATTCTCGCGAATGGGATAAGACAATTAAAAGACAGCAGGGCATGTGTGCAAAATGCGATATGCTTAGGTTCTGTGGCGGTGGATGCTCGTTAATGTCTGACGAAGCAACCTTACGTAGATGCCCGATTGTACGCGCCTATTACGGAGGAGTGATAGACACTTTGTATAAAAATTATGGAGGTGAACAATGCTCAGACATAACTGTGACAATGCAACACCGCTAGTACCAGTAGTTGATATCGTTATCGCTCAGGGGGCAGACTTTGATATTCAGTTTGAACTCCTTGAGGGAGAAAAGGATACACCTATTGATATTAGTGATTACAAGTTTTACGCTAGTGTAAAAGCGTCAGCCGAGGATACCACGGTTATTGCAAAGATGCATCAGGTAGATGTAGACCCTAAAAATGGTATTGTTAATTTATCACTGAGTGCGGAAGAAACTGCTTCCATTGATACTGGTGGTAATTCTTATAAAGAATGGGAAGAGCTTTATTGGGACGTTAATATGTTTGACGGACACGACGTTAAACGAATCTGTAACGGTAAAGCATTCATTTCCCCAGGTATTTCTCAAGGAGGTAGCATGTGAATCATGTAACTGTATCCAGTTCTCCTGTCAAAGTAACGTTACGTTACGGACAGAAAGGGGAACGTGGTATCGGTATCTCCAGTGTAGCATTAGATAAACAAGCCCATCTTATCGTTACGTATGATGACGGTAAGACGCAGGACGCTGGTGCCGCACTTGGTGACGTTACTTCCATCAAGGATGGCATTGACTCTACTTATAAAAAGATTCAAGCCTCTGAAGCGAACGTAACGAAACTCGAAGCCTCCACAAAGACAAATGCGGAGAAGGCACAGCAAGCACTACAGGATACACAGAGTGCTAGTACGTCTGGTGTAAACACTATCAACACGCTGGTCTCTGAAAAGATGACGTACATGACCAGTACATTCAACTCTTTGCTGACACAGGCTAAAGCTAATATCGACCAGTGGGAACGTGACGCTGAAGATAAAATTCATAAGGTGCGTACCTACTCTCTTGAACAAATCAAGACTGCGCATGACGATGCAATGGTTGATATCGAACGCAGTGTCAATAAAGCTGAGGCATGGGCGGTATCTGAAACAACCCCAGACAGAGAGCCAGACTTTGAATCTCCTACTGGACTAACGCAATCCTCTCGCTCTTGGGCTTTGTACTCCAAGAAGAAAGTGCAGGAAGCCATTGATACTTTGAAGGGTATCAAGGATAACGAGACGGACGTGTCCAACATGAAGAACGACGTGGCAGAACTGCTGCGTAGGGCTCAGGCTTCCGAACAGAACACTCAGGACTACATGAACGCCGCTAGTGCTTCGCAGAAAGCTGCGAAAGAATCTGAGAAGACCACAGAAGCGTACATGGAAAACGCCAAGGCTGATGCCAAGAGAGTTGATGCAGCTGTTACAACTGCAACAAACACTGCTAACGATTTGGCATCTAAGTTGAACAACCTGCAGAACCCACCGAAGGAACTGACGGGTGAAACTAAAGGTGCATTACATGTACTGTATCTCGACAACACGGAGAAAGATATCACTCTGGCTGAGATGGGTGCAGACACTTCTGCTCAGGTATCTGATAAAGTTGCCGAGTCTCTGTCTACTGCTAAACTGTATACAGACCAGAAGGTTGCTAGTCTGGTAGGCGGTGCCCCAGAAGCACTTGACACCTTGAAGGAACTAGCTGACGCTCTTGGCAACGATGCTAACGTAGCCGCTAATGTCACCAAAAAGATTGGCGAACTCTCCAGTAACCTTACTAGCGAGATTAACACTCGTAAGGCATCTGACGATGAGATTAACGCCAACATCAGAACACAGGTTGATAATCTACAGGCTTCCGATACGGCGTTGTCTGATAGGTTGGACACCGAAGTTCAGAATAGAGAGACGGGTGACATTGAAGGGTATACCCGTGCCACTAGTTACACTGACAATAAAGTTGTTCAGAACAACTCTACTATTATTAAGTATGTTGATGATATCACAAACAATGTCGCGACTAACGATGACATTGACTTACTGTTTGCTGAAAGGAAAATTTAATGGAAGATAAATTTGTTAAACTCCCACAAATGGCTCGTTTCCTTGAGAAGTCTAAGGAAATCTTTGTGCAGAAAGACGGTACTAAAGTTCTTTCCGATAACAACTACACCACTGCCGAGAAGACTAAGCTGGCTGGTATCGCCACGGGTGCAAACTTGTACGTGCTCCCGACCGCAGATTCTACTACACTTGGTGGCGTTAAGAGTGGCGATAATGTTGCTATTAGTGCAGAAGGTGTAATGTCTGTTGACCTGTCTGCGTACCAGAAGACTGCAACTGCTGATGGCAAGTATTACACTAAGGCTTCTGCCGCTACCGACCTCGCTACAAAGGTTGACAAAGCAGAAGGTAAGCAGTTGTCTACAGAGGATTTCACCTCTGCTGAAAAAACCAAGCTGGCTGGGGTAGCAGTTGGCGCTAATAAATATATACTGCCAGTAGCATCCGCTACTACATCTGGTGGTATTAAAGTTGGCGCTAACTTGCAGATGGTAGATGGGGTACTTAGTGCAGTACAGGGTACTATTGACGTTACTCCGTTTGAAACTAAGGTCAACGCCGCGAACACTTATGTATCCAAGACTTCTCTGACCACTACGCTGACCGACTATGCTAAGAAGTCTGACATCTCTCAGGCCGTCATCTATCGTGGCATTGTTGATGCATTTACCGACCTTCCTGCAGATGCACAGAATAAAACAGGCGACATGTACAATATCACTACGGCAGGTGGCACTGATGCTAACGGTTCTCCGATTAAGGCTGGCGATAACGTAGTATGGAACGGTATTGGTTGGGATAACTACGGCGGCGCGTTTGTGATTGCCTCTGCAACAGATGGTGATATTGATGGACTCTTTACCGCAGAAGGAGTGTGATTAAATGTCTTGGATTACGTTCGATAATCTAAAGAGATTTTGGAAAGGTATACGAACCAACCCAGTCACATTCACTGGGGAGATTGACTTACAGAATACTACCAGATACAAAGGTAAGGAGATTGCTACCAAGGCTGATATTACAGATAATAGCATAACTGTAGATAATGCATTATCTGGTACGAGTACCAACCCAGTGCAAAACAAAGTAATCAACAGTAAATTCAATATGTACGCACCAAAAGCCTCTCCAGCTTTCACTGGGGTAGTAACGGCCACTGATGTTAAGGTATCCACATCATTAACCATCCCTGGAGGTAAAGTATGGATAAAATAAAAAACGCCATCATACATTGGCTAGGCGGATATACCGCCGACGAGTATCGTACCGTCGAACTCCAACGCGACCGTTTGTACGTAGAGCTAGATAAACTGGAAGCGCTTGACCACGATACCGTGTTAGATATTGATGGTAAACAAATATGGGTAAAATAGGAGGACTTGATGGGGACACTTACTAAAAAACTGCACATTCTAAAAACAGGCGGAACGGAAGAGGCCTGTGACATTTATACAACCCCAGAAGAAGTGGGTGGTAGTCCTTATCTTGCCCTTGAAGTTGACGGAACAAAAGGGTATGTAAAACTGGGAAGCACTACTGATGCTAACGCAACTAACTTGAGAGTAGAAAAGAATGGCGTTACTTATGCTGCATGGAAAGAAGCCGTCACTTATGTCAACGTAACAATTACACAAAGTGCTAATCAGACGATCCATGTATACACCCCAAAAAAGAATGGTGGCACAGACCACACATCCTCCTTCACTATCCCCAAAGGTACGGCCTATGAAGCAGAAGTTATCGCTGCTGATGGCTATACGCTGAACGTTTCGACGGGGGGGGTAATCAATAGCGATATGACATTTAGTGCTTCTCCAGATGGAACAGGTTTAATGTGGGGGAGAGAATGTAGTGTGGTTTATGAGATGTGACACACACCATGATTCTGATTCCTGGACTGCAGTGCCTCATATTTCACAAGATGTAACACTTTATTGGTCGCCTGAAATAAATAAGCATTCTACTAATATGAATTGTCCTTAACAGCAGAGAGAAAGGGGAGAGTAATTGTATGGAATATCAGAAAATTGCAAGAAAAATCGTGCTTGATTACGCAAATGAACACATTGACAAAAGTGATAATATGTACATGACGTTAGACAATGTGTATGTGGTATGGTTTTCCAAAACTTTGCAGAACTGGAAAGCACTTGTTTCAACCGATTTGCCAGACGGCATGTATTATGAAGTCACGTTTAATGGGGATAAGAATGAGGTGTACTTAGATGCTTACAAGAAATTTGAGAATCAGAAGATTGATGTGTCTAAAATTTCTTAATATATAGGGGGCTAATATGCTTACTGCTAGGAAATATCTTGACATGTCTTCGGACGCCTTGGACGGTACGAAGACTCGCGAATTGCATAATGCTATCTGTGAATACTTGGATAGTCTTACTTTGGAAACCGCAGACCCGAAGGCAAAACATCTACTGCTTAAACTGCACGAACTGGATTGCGGCCCGTACTTTGATAACGATATCGCCATCAAAGCGGTAGCCCACATGGAGAACGTTGATGGTACTACTGGCCCGCACTGGACGTTTGCAGAAGTGGAGGAGGAAGCGAAGAAACGTAACATTGAACATCCTGCGGATTTGTATTACGCGATTAACATGCTGTATAGTGACCTCTCTAACGTCTTAGGCAAAGACCCAGAAAAGTATATCGCAGTAGCTAAAGCCCTCTATTGGGATGACCCAGATATGCCAGAAGGCAAACTGTTCAAACAGTACGTAGCAACCATCTAATTCTTATATCAATAGAGAGGGTATAAGAAAGGAGTGGTAATATGTACCTTGATGGTTATGTCTATCCAAACGCTAATTATGGTTATGAGGTCATCCAGCGTGTCCCAAATGTAGACGCGGTTTCTGCTTGCCGTGTTCCACTGGACGGACGTGTATCGTATTTCGCGCTGAATGATAACAGTGCTATTTGCACTAAGTTTATTGATATGAATGGCAAGGCTGTGATTCGCAAATACGTTCTGCAGGAAACTCCATCTAATAACAAAACAATCGAGGAACGGATTGCGAACCTTGAAAGTATTGTTGCTCAGATGAAAGGAGCGGATGTAAATGTATCAACAGCAGCCAATGAATCCCCAGCGGGTGATGTACAACCAGTTCATGAGTCGGGTACAGTCTGACCCCATCGCCAAACGAGTATTCGATATGTGCCAAGGTAAGTCTCCTGAAGAACTTGCTGGCATTGTACAGAACCTAGGTAACAGTGCTGGGATGAGTAAGGAACAGCTTAATCAGTTTTTATCGCAGTATGGCTTAAACCTCTAGCTAGGGTCTATATAAAATTCCAACCTTTGTTCTACTTTTAGGAGGTATGCTTATGGAAGGTACTGGGATTACGCCCGTAATGCCTGTCAATGGCGGATACGGAGACGGTTTTGGCTGTAATGGCGGTGGCATGTGGTTTATGTGGATGATTGCTATCTTTGCTCTTATGGGTGGCGGTGGCTTCGGTTGGGGGAACCGTGGCAGCGGTCTTACTCAGGCAGAGATGCAAGCAGGGTTTAATCATCAGGACGAAATGGGACAGATTCGCGGCGTTACTTATGGGCTTTCTGATTCTACGTTTGCTCTTAATAACTCTATTTTGAACACTCGCGCTGGACTGGAAAAGACTATCATGCAGGGTAACTACGACCTTGGTAGCCAGCTTGCAGAGAATAGATTTGCACAGCAACAGTGCTGCTGCGAAACCAATCGCAACATTGATTCTGTGAAGGCAGAGAACTATCAGAATACCTGCACTATTACAAGCGCTATTCACGAAGAGGCAGAGAAGACTCGTGCTCTGATTACTGCAAACACTATGCAGGAACTTCGTGATAAGCTGGCAGAAAAAGATAGAGAATTACAGGCCGCTCAGTTTAATGTCGGGCAGTGTGCACAGACTGTCATGATTGTTAATCAGCTGAGACCATTTCCTCAGCCAGCGTATACGGTAGCTAACCCGTATGCAACTCCAACGGCTACGACATAACACACAATTTAGGGGGCGGTAACGCCCCCTTTTTTATTTACATTAAAGGAGGTAATATGTATAAGGTAGACTGTGTAACAGCACAGAAAACAGATACTCTAGCCCAGGCAATCAACGATAGGATTACTACATTGGTTGGTTCTGGATATAAAATTATGAACGTATATCCAGTAACTATTGGCGATTCTAGGTATGTGGCTGCTATCATTAACTACGAGACATCGCCAGCATCAGAAGCTCAGTACGTGACGATTGATGCACTGAGTGGCATGCTCACTACGTACGCTAAGAAGTCTGATATACCAACAGTACCTACCAAACTGTCTGCACTTGCGAATGACGTAGGGTACGCAAAGAAAACAGATATCCCAGCTGTACCTGCTGTACCAACAAAGGTATCTCAATTAACTAACGATTCTGGATATATTACTCGTTCTACTGCCGACGGTCTGTATGTATCGAAGACAGAAGGGACGTAAGGAGGACTATGCTTATTTGGGACGATATTTTAGCTGTGCTCTCTATTGCTACGTTCGTCAGCGGAGCATTTAATTTTGTTGTACTTAGCCCATTGAAGACGGCTATTGCACAGAATAACAACTTACTGGAAGAACTTCGCAAGGAACTTGAGCGCAGCGCTGTGGATAGACGCGGTTTGGATAAACGTATTGCTAGACTGGAAGAGGCACATTCAATTAACAAGACTCGCCTTGACGCTCTTGAGACAGAGGTTCATAAACTAGAGGGACGACAATGAACATTCTGAATACGCTAAGGCAAGCAATCAAACGCACCATTGACATTGGCAAGACACCTAAGAACTATCGGTGGGTAAATGTAATCCTGTGGGCTTACGTATATCTCTTCGTGGTATATAACGTGGCTTGGTTGTGGATGTGGTTTGTATTGGGGAAAGTAGTGTTGTCCGATTTAATTGCATTGGGTACGCTCATGTGTTCACCCGCTGCGATGGCTGCATTACTGATGTTCTTAAAAATTAAAACTGATAACGACGGTAATAAAATACCAGATTTTTTGGAGGGTAAAAATGAAGGTAATCGACGTGAATGGGTGGAGGGAGAATCCAAACCTCGAGGAGGCTCCAGACCCAATCAAGGGAATAATCGTCAAGATTAGTGAAGGGGCTGACATTGACGAGGACTTCGATAGGCACATGAACAATGCACTTGACCAAGGTGTACCAGTCGGTGTATATTGCTTTACGCACGCACGAAATAAACTCCGTGCGGAACAGGAAGCTATGGCTCTCGTTGATAAACTGGATGAATACGAGGGAGCTGACCTGTCTCTTGGTATTTGGTTCGATATGGAAGAATCAAACATGCCAGATGCAACTCCTTTTGAAAGAGCAGAGATTATCATGGCTTTTCTGAATGTAATCACGGAGTATACGCACGATGTTCCAGTCGGTGTGTACTCTGGATACTATGGACTGACTGACGACATTGATGTCGGTGCACTACCAGATTATGTACAGCTGTGGGTAGCTAACTATAGTAACACTAACTACTGGAACGATGAACATCCAGAACGTCCAGCTAAGATGTGGCAGTATTCGGATTCTTATAAAATTGGCAATGATTATTATGACGTAGAGGAATGGTATGACTAATGAAATTAAACGTGCTATTGTTATCTTCGTGCTTGCTCTTGTCTGCTTCATCAGTGGCTTCAGCTGCGGATATGACTATCAGTCAGAAAGATTGGATAGACTTCAAACAAGACTTGACACAGCTGAAGAGCAACAACAAGAAACAGCTGGCAACATTGGAAAAGCAGAGTCAGGAGTTGACGACGCTAAAGAAACAACTGAACGAATCGAGGATAGCGTTGACGAAAGCAGAAGAGTCGAACAATCAACTTCAGAAATCCTTGACAGAATCGAAGAAAGAATTGAAAAAGTTGAAGCCGAAAACAGTCAACGCTAGTATCGGCTTGGTTTACTTAGACGATAAAGTCAAGCCAGCTATTGACATTGAATACCACGATGTCAGTGTTGTTGGCAATAAAGACTTCATTGGATTGTTTTACAAATTACTGTAGGTGATATATGGCATATCAAGTACGTAAACATGAAGCTAAACAGCAGCTTGAGTTTAGCGATAATACGGGTGGCATTAACATCTCGAGAGAGCCAGATAAAATTGCCGACAACGAATGTGTTGATGCCACTAACTTCCAATTTAATTTTTACTCAGGTAAGTTCTGTACAAGGCCGGCTATTGATAACCCAATCGACACAGAGTCAACACCAGTTACCCATTTGTGGTATGATGCCTCTACTCGAATTACGTTTTTCTTTGTCGGACATAGTGGTAGCAAGAAGACTATCAAGATGTTAAATGGTGCTGGCGTCGTTACTACACTCGGTCAGACTAGCGGAACTATTGATAAACCAAAATGTTTGAACTTTGGTGGTAATATATTCTTTGCTAGTGGACGTAAGTTGCAAGCGTACTTAATGCAACCGCCCCCATGGCTGGTATCGCAGCGTAACAAACTAGTAACGCTCGATGGCTCTAGTGTTGCTGGTGGTACACTTAACAATAGCCCAAATGTAGACGTACTGTACTATAAGTCTGGGCGATTAGTATGTGCAGCTAGCGGCGATGATACGATTTACTATTCCGCAGTCAGTGACGCTCTTAGCGAAAAAGCTATTGGTATTGCCTATGACGACCCAGACGACGAGTCTTCCGCCAAGTACATCCAAAATGTAGGTGCAGATGACGCTGGTAAGTTCTTGACTATCGTGCCGATGTCTACCGATATCGTTGTATTCAAAACATCTGGTAACGTGTATACTATTTCTGGTGAAGCTCCGAACTGGTATATCTCATTGGTTGGTACAAACTCTGATGCGGTAGGAGCTAACGCTATTGTACCGTTCGCAAACGACATCGCATTTGTATCAACACAAGGGTTGCGTAAGCTGACTAACAGTGCTACTTATGGTAACTACAGCACAGAAGAGTTTGGACAAAAGTGTAATCCAAGTATTATGGATGGCGTGTCTAACCCATGGATTGCAGACCTTCGAGATAGACGACAAATGGTAATCGCTAAGAACAATTATGACGACCTTTACGTGTTCCATTATAATCTAGGTGCGTTTACTAAATGGAACTTCAAAGACATTACCGTAAACGGTATGACCGAAACGCAGAATGGTGTACTTGTGTGCGGAGAACACGGTAATCAAGGCTTCTTGGCATATCTTAGCGATACCATTGTTCAGGATTTTAATACAACCCCTATTAGCCAGTCTTACTCTTCTAGGGTTATTCATGATTACGATTTGTTAAGTTCTTATATTAACAACGTAAACATTAGTACAAGTATGGGCGATGGTAATACGGAAGCTTCATGTAACGGACATGTGTTTGCTACACTTGATTCTAACACTACAACTAAACATGTTCGTTCGCAAATTCGTGACGAAACACTGCAATATTCACTGGTCACGACAAACCGTATCAATTTGGAACATTTGTCAGCAACCGTGATTACAAGTACAGATGGAAGTGGGGCTAGAAACAATGGAAACACAGGACAGTGGACTTCTCTCGCTGACGCAATTAACTCCCGTTGATTTTGACAAGAAGAAACTGCCAGCTAAGATTAAACGGTATGAAGAAAAGACTGGAGAAATATTAAGTGAAGAGTGTAAGAAGTTTAAGTACGTTAAGTTTTGGGATGACGGTAGTTTCTTCTTGTTTAATATTTACGAAAAGTATTTGCAGATTGGGCCATCTAATTGTAAATGGCAAGCAATTTGGGAATACGTTTGTACTATATGTCGTATCTTAAATATCAAAACGTGCTATACATTTACAAATAGGAACTACAAAGCGTATACACGATTAACGCATAGTAAGTTTATTTCTATGCAAGACGGATACGCTATTATCAGAAAGGACGTGAACTAATGGGTGGTGGACACTCTAGCTCTTCTTCCTCTCAGGAAGTAAAACAAAGAGAATTATCGAAGGAAGAAAAAGAACTTATCGCGGCGCAGACCCGATATATGCAGAGTATTCAACCTGCTGTTGACAAACTGGTCAACAAAGCTAATGGTTCTATTGGTAACGTATATCAACCAGATTGGAATAAGGCTCACAACGACATGTCTTCCGCTCTCGGTAATGCGGCAAGTCAGATTCAGGGACTGAATAGATACACCAACCAGTTAGACCAGATTAGTAATGGTCAATTACCGCAACAGTATTTACAGAACATGCAGACGGTGTATAATAACATGTACAAAACCAGCATGGGTGCGGGACTTAATGATCTCGCTAGTCGTGGCGTAATCAATTCTTCTGCACTAAATAGTGCCAACAATCAGATTCAGAAGAACCTGTCTAACCAGATGGCACAAGATTACGCTAATAATCTTAATCAAGCTGCTAATCTTACCAACAATACGCTTGGTCAGAACCTTAACCTTATCAATTCGCAGGTTCAGAACGCTAACGATAAGTACAACCTTAACTCCTCTACTCAGGCGAACAGTATGTACTTACCTGCACAGTGGCTCGCTCTTGCTAGTGGCGTGAATACTTCTGGCAATAACACACTTAACTCCGTTGGTAACGTATACAATAACGCATCGTATATTGCGACTAACACAAACACTCGGTCTAAAACTGGGTTATTCTAAGAGAGGTGATATATAAATGATTGTTGCTCCTGTTACTCATAACTGGGAAGTATCTCACGGGCCGCTTGGTGGGCTTGGTAGACTACTCTCTGGTAGTGGCTACGGTTTCTTAACGCAGGTAGCTAATGCCCTTAATGCCGCCAACGGTGGCGACGGAAAGAGTGGACTGATTGGTTTATTCATGCAAGGTAGACACAACCGCGATGACGCTAAGATTCGCTACGACACCGATGTTACTGCTGGACTTAAACAGGCAAATGACATTATCAATGGTGTTGGACAGTACCGTAACGATGATGGTACATACGATGTTGATAAACTGAAGGCTGACCCACGTGTTATGGGGCTACTTGCTGACTATGGTATTACAAACGTTGACAATAATAGACTTGCAGATATTATGACTAACTCGAACTCTTGGAAAGATAGGTTCGGTGAGCATGCTAACATGGGCTATGCACAGCAGCATACGCTGAAGGAGTATAACGAAAACCCGTATGAGGGTTATAATCCAAATAAATTTTACCCGAATCCAAACCAGAGCACGTCATCTACACCGACTATTGGCGACCCTGCTCCAGGACTGTTCCCCACTGTTGGCGATTACCCAATGACTAACCCGTTTACTGGTCAGCCACTTACTAACAATGTCGCGACACCAGATGCAGGTCAATTGATGCAGAGTGCTACACAGGTAGACCAGACCAGCCTTCCAACTAGAGACAGTACACTGAGTAAAGCGTCTCAGGAGGAAGGGCAAAAAGCTACGCAGGACGCCGTAAATAAAGGGATGGAAGCTGCTAATAAAGGGCCAGGGCTCCTTGGTTCTATGCTTAAAGGTGCTGTCGTAGGTCTTGCTACAGGTGGCTCTGGTTGGGCTGGTGCTTTGAATGGTGCTAAGAATTATGGTCTCAGCCAGCTTGGGGGACTTGGACAGTTGTACGGCGCGTATCAGGGTATCCATGATGCGACGAAAGGAAACGATGCGGCTGGGACACAGGATACACAGACTATGGTACAGAACCCGATGGACAACTGGCAGAACTATTCCTTGACGCAGCCTATGGGATATCGTGTCGGTGATTACACTAGGTCTTTCGCTCGTAATAATGGGTATGGAGGATTGTTCTAATGGCAGCTACAGATTTCTTTAACGAAGGACAGCAATACAACGTTGTTGATTCGGTGCTTCAAGCTATTGCCCAGAGAGAATCTGGCGGCGAAGAAGACCCATATAACGTTATTGCTGACTCTGGTGCTCGTGGTAAGTACCAGTTTATGCCATCTACGTTTGAAGGAGCTGCGGAACAACATGGTCTTGATGGTACAGACTGGTCTCCATCAAACCAAGAGGCAGTAGCGCGAGCATACATGGGAGATTTGATTGGCAAATATGGTGTCAAGGGGGCCGTACAAGCGTGGCTTGGTGGCGAAGGCAACGTTGGTAATGGAGATTTCACTGATGGTAATGGAACATCTATTGACCAATACACGTCGGATGTAATGAATATGCTTGGTGCAAATCCAAACTCTATTTCTAGTAATGGCTCTCCTTATCAGACAAATCTGATTGGCGCTTACATCAAATCTGGCGGTAAGTTCAACGACCCGAATGAACAACTGCCAATGGATTTCATCAACAAAATGGTGAACCAGCCGACCATCAACCCAGAGCGTAGAATCCTCAACGATTATTTAGGTAGACAGGCTCCAGAAATTACAGCGGCAGCTATGGGCGCTCACAATCGCAACCAGCGTTTCTTCGATTTGATTAACAAGATGTCTGCCGATACTACTCATACTGGTGCCACCATCGATAACAAGAACATGCAAAAAACAATGGCCGCGCAGTTCGCTGACCAAATTGCAAAGAGTAACAACACCGCTAACATTGCCATTCTTGCTAAACTTGGTGCAGCTCTTACTGGCGTACAGTTTGACCCGAATAGTAAGAAGCTGGCAGACCTTGGTGCAATGATTGGACAACAGATGACACTTAACAATAATGCGTATAAAGCAGCACAGGAACAAGCAAATAAGGATAGAGAATTTGAATTGGCAAAAGCGAAGCTAGCAATCATACAAAATAATGGCGGTTCTTATAGTAAAGGAAAAGGTGGTACTGCTTCTGCTGGCAGCAGCGGTTCTCCTCTTGGGTATGTAGTGGAAGACGAGGATAGTATCAAAAACAATGTTGATAAGTTAGTAAATAGTCCAGAGTTCAAACAGGCTCAGAATATTATCTGGGACCCAAGCTCTACTACCGAAGCTCGTAACCTCGCCACACAGTCCGCATTAAAGAAGATAGCGGACTATGGCATGATGATGGAACAGACTGGTAGAAGAGGTACAGCTAATGAGCTGATTGATAACATCGCCGCGTCAATTATTTCTCAGTCTGAGGAGATGTCACATCCAGCTGGTACAAACCCAGCAGACCAAGACGCACAGAACAATGTAAACCAAGGGCTGCTTGATACGTTCACTAACACAATTGTTGGCACTACTGCGGATGGAAAACCCGTGACATTAGGTGATGTACAGAACTCTATGAACGCGACAGAAAACATGGTATCACAAGGACAAATTGTTAATAGATTCTTTTAATATATGAAGGAGGTTACATGGCAGTAAGGTTTAATAACTATCAGCCAGGGGCACAGCTCGCTGCTGCGTTAGACCAGGCAGACAGACAATACCAAGATAAGCTGGCTCTTGGTTGGGTTCCGTCTGAACGTGACCTAGACCAAGGGGCCATTGGAAGTTTTTGGGACAGTTTTACAAGCTCTGCCGAGTCTACGCTTGGCGGAGCTTTAACTGCTGCTGGGGTAGTAGCAGATAGCCCATGGTTAGCTGGTGTTGGTGGCGACCTTACAAGACAGGCGGCAAGATACTCTGACTGGGCTAATGACTATGATAATAACCCAGACAAGTCTCGTTGGTCTCTCGGATACCTTATTGACCCGCATGGTCTTTCCAGTGACGCTGGTACTATGCTTGGTTCTTCTGCACCGGGTATGTTAGCAGGTGCAGCATTAGCAGCTGGCGGTGGAATGGCTCTTCCTGCTCTTGGTATCTTAGGTAGCGCTGGTCTTGAAATTGGTGCTAACTTCGGTCAAAACTATATGGACGCCAAGAGAGACAACATGGAAGCACAGATTGCAGCTGGTCAGAGACCTATTGGCACCGTATACGATGGTACTATTGACCAGTCGGCATGGGATAGCTTTACAGGTGACCCATATAAGAATGCAGAACTTATTGGTTCTTCTTTCATGGACACTGCGATTGATGTAGCTACTGGTGCTACTGGTGGTTTATTCTCTCTTGCCGGAAAAGGTCTTGCGAAGGCTGGTATTGCCGATGCATTAGCTTCTAATGGCGGTAAAGTAGCTAGCGCACTTTTAGGCGACACTGCACGTGCTGATACTATGCTTGGGCGAGCTGCGTATGGATTGTCAACAGCTAGTAAACCAATCGACTTTATCGGCAACAGACTGACGAATGCGTTTGGCGAAGGCTTTCAGGAAGCATGGCAGCAGCGTGTACAGGACGCAATGTCTAATAAGTTTGACGATGACCGTGCTGACGCTGGCAGTTTCTTCCGTGATATTGCTAATGGCAACCGAGGCAACTTTACTGACGATGAAATCAACTCGTTCAACTCCGCATTTTTGCCAACACTTGTCTCTGGTGTAGGTGTAGCCGGTGTGCGTAATGCAGGACGTTACCTGTATAACAATATTGATTCTCTTGGCCCGACAGCCGAAGCTAAGAACGACTATAACAACCTAATGCAGACAACTGGTATTGCTAATGCTATGGCAGATAGTACAGACCTGTCCGACTATATTGGACACGAAGTACCAGTAGAACAGCCTCTTATGCCGAACGTAGTTGATGACAATACTATGTCTCTGACTGGTGATACTGTAATGCCACAGCAGGGTAATACAGCGCCAGTTATGCCAAGTACCGTCACACAGGAAGCACCTGTACTGCAAAATGCAATTACAACTCCAGTAGAAAAAGAGCCGCAGCCTATTGAACATAACGATGCAATGTCTCAGTTCGTTGATGATACTAGAGCTAAAATGGCAGACCTGCCAGATATTCTCACTAGAGCATATAACAATGCAGACATTAATGCAATCAATGAAAATATTCCAGATGGGAATGCAAAGCTTTCTCCTGAATTGTTAAATAAAGCAGTAAACGGTGACACTAACGCCGCTTACTATATTCTGTCTAACCTTGATAGAAAGAACGTAGTAAATGCCGTAAGAGAACGTAATAACGAAAAGAAAGCTCAGGCTGAACAGGCAAAACAGGAATTAGACGCAGTAAAGAATGATATTAAAAATGTTATTAAAAGTGTTGGAAAGAAAGACGCTGATACAGAAGCTATCCAGAGAGCACAGGAAATTATTCGCTCTCTTGCCCCGAACGGTAAGGCAGAAGAATTGGCTGATAAAACCAAGAGCAGATTCTTGAAAGTTAATCAGCAACTTCTTGATAGAGCGAACAATGATGATACTAATGCTATCAGAGATGTACTTAGAGCCGTTGACCCTAACGCTTATATGGAAGCGAAGAATAGACAGGAAAGAACACAGGAACAGCAGCCTGTTGTAGATGTTACTGATGTACCGGTGGAAGAACTGGTAGAACAACCGGTTGTAGAAGAAACTCAGCAGAAATTACAGAAGCCGCAGGAACAGGCAGCACAGAAAGTACAGACAGAACAGCAGACCCCAGTAGTACAGAAGCCTATCATGACAAAACAAGAAGCAGTTACACAGCAGAGAGTAGAACAGACACAAGCACCAGTACACACTGATAGACTTAACACGTCTCCACTTGGTGGTCTGGCAAGACCACAGGTGGCACAGCAGGTAGTACAGCCGCAAGTGCAAAACGTTCAAAATGCTGCAAATCAGCGTTATTTAACGGCGGAAATGAAAGAGCCGGAGAACGTAGGTAAAACTACCAATCCAGTAGAAGACAGTGTAAATAACGATAGAAATTCAAGGGTTAATGTTATCGCAAATATTAACACACCAAACGGATTAGATAGAGCACGGAACATTATCGACAAGCTTGATAAGAGAAATGCTCTCAATATTCCAAAACCTGCCTTGGAAGTTTTCAGAAGAGCCGATGATGACGCCGCAAAACCAGCAGCCGTTACTATTCTAAAGAGCATTCCAGATGATGTTTATAATAGCGTCATTGGTGTAAACGCAAAAGACAATACAAATAGTGCTACCAACAAAAACAATAACAATGTCGCTGTCACCCCTAAGAAGCAGGACAATACTAATACACCGAAAGATACAACTGGCAATACACAGCAACAGCCAGTGCAATCTAACGATTCGATTACAAAGATTTCAACAGGAGGGAAAAATGAAAACACTCAGCCACCCAAGAATGCCAAAGGTAGTACGGACAGCAAAACAGAAACCAGGACAGAAGCTGGGAGGAACACACATCAACAGGGGCGGTTCGACAACAATGGCACGAGCAGCGAAACCGAAAGTTCCGAAACCAGTACAAAACAAACTGACAAGAAAAAAATAGCACATAAATTACAGGAAGAAGATAGCCCGCTGTTCAAAGAAGATGGTGGTACACCAGACAAAGGTAGTGAGGATGAAACTCATATCGAAGACGACCTTATGGACGAAGATGATATTAGCGAAGACGACCTCTTGGACGAACTCGATAGTCTGAACGCCACTTTCAATAGAATAAACGACATTATTGCTAGCCGTAACGGTGAAGCGAATAATGCACAGGAGTTACCAAAAGATAAAGACCTGCCCACGTTAAAGTTTGTGCAGACAGGAGTTGTTCAGGACTCCGTAGACGTTAAAGCAAGTCAACGCTACAATGAGTATCGTAAAGGGAAGTTATATAAAGAATTAAAAGACGTTGTTGGTAAACACTACGGTACTATCAACAGGATGTCTTTCGCTAATCTAGTGACCATATTACCAGAGGCGAAACAGTATATTAGTTTTCTTGGTGGAGCTCATAAATTTAAGAGTAAAGAAGAAGAGTTCCATGCCAAGATGCAATACATGGCTGCCTTTGGTGCTCTTGCGTCTTATGGTATCAACCTGCTTCGTGATAAAATGACGGTAGCTAACGGTGCAAACCGTAATGGTGTTGTTGATTTTGACAACCCGACCGACTTTAGAAGTGCCTACGCAGACCTGCTCGATATCTTACCTGGCGCTATTCATACAGCTATCGCAACGTATGATGGAGTACGTGTTAAGATGGAGCAAGACCCTGAGAATTCTAAGGGTGTCGCTAGCTTAAACACATGGTTCTGGTACGTTTTGAATAGCAAATATCAGCAATACATAGTAGACCGTGGTGGAAATAGTATTATTCTGGCAAAGCTTACACCTAGACAGCTTTACTCCGTAACTGGCGACCTGTTTGTTGGTGCGGATGAGGACAAGCAGACAGCGTACCGGTTGGTTCAGGACATGTCTTCATATAGTATGCCGAAAGAACTCCACGAATACGGAATGGAAAAGTTTGCAGATGCACTTCCATGGTTATTAGAGCAATATGCTCAGCCACAACAAGGCATTAAATCCACTGGTCGTATGGAAATTATCGCCGCAGTTAATAACGAAATGGTTCGTGGGCCATACGCAGAACACCTGAGAGAATTACTGAATAATTTTAAGAAAACTGGTACTGATAAAGACTTTGAAGACTACACTCGTGAGTTTATTTACGCCTTCTCGGATGCTTTCCTTTCTGTAGTGAATACAGATAAGGGCGAGGAAGCTTGGAACGCATATCGAATGATGCAGAAGCTTGGTAATATTAAAGAAGATATCGTAGAATCATTAAGTAAAGTACCGAAAGATGTTGAGCTGAAGGCAAACGAATATGGCAAGACATTTATTCTGCGAGCAGCGTATGGTAATTCTAAAAAAAGCGATAAGGTATCGCAACCAGATATTGAACTTTCCGATTATATTGGTCTCACACGAGATGCATTTATAAACAATGTCGCCGGAAATGAACTCTTAACTAAGAATGGTAGAGCTGTTGCGGTTTCAAAAGCCAATATAATAGCAGAAGCTATTGCCTTAGCTGAAGCAGCTAAGGATAAATATATGCAGGTAGATAACGAAGACGTGAAAAAGCAAGAGGCTAAAACGAATAGGCAGAAGAAAACCAAAGGCAGTAAAGAACAGCATAGCGAAGACGATGACGATATCGGAGATAAGAGTCAAGATAAAACTGGCGATGGCGTGGAGAACGAAAAAAATGCAGTAACATCAATTCACCACGACTATATAGACAACAACAACCTTACACTCGAAAGAAGTTTTGATTATGCGGTAGCAGCCCAAGCAGCTCGTTATCTTGCCATTACATCATTCGAGATTCAGTTATGTAATGAACTGGATACGGGGCTTTATAAAAATATGTTGAAGCGGCAGAACCAGGATGGCGCATTCCTGTCTTCTACTGAAAAAGCAAATCTTATGATTGCATTTATCGTAAGAACAGTAAGAGATAACTATGGCGACATTGGTGAATCTGAATTTGCACAACATAAAGATAGTTCTGACGCAGACAATGTTCGAGAATACGCTATTGATTTAATCAAAAAAATTAACGGCTTATTCCCTACCGCTGAAACTAAAGGTCTTGATAGAGACCATTGGTATGTTAGCATGAGAAACTTTGAACAAGGGCTTAAACAAATCTGCGAAGACGTTCAAAAAGACCAAAGAGGTAGAAAACTATTTGGCTTAAGTTATAGCCATAACATTATCAGCAAGATGCATGTCGATGGTCAGGAAGTTAATAAACTTGTAAATAGACGTACCACTAAATTCCCGTGGCTTAACACTAAAACCACGGCAATGATGATGCCAGAAAGCGAATTTGAAGAAAGTAAGTTTGTTGGTAAGTATATAGCCGATAACAAGTCCAGCATTGACGATATTAATATCAGCGATATGTCTCTTATCGTAACAGAAAACGGGAAACGTAGACAGGTAACCGTAGAAAAATATAAACAGATTATGAAAGTGCTCGGATACGACGAAGACACAATCAGCGGGTTGAATAAATTTACAGATAAGTGGATTGAAGACCTGTGGGAAGAGTGTAGCAAAGGGTATATAGAAAAAGTTAAGACCGAGGATAAATACAACAAAACAAAAGACAACTTTATTAATAGGTGGAAGAACGCTATTAATAAGGCAAAGCGTGGTGTACTCTCTGCTGGCATGATGGGTGCTGGGCATTTCTATCCGACGGATAGTAGTGTAGCTCTGAAGTTAGGGTTTGCTGTGCAACACGGTGTCACAAAAGTAGATGCGATACTGTTATCGAAAGCACTCGAAGCTAAGATTGAAAGTATCGCCGATAAGATGAAGAGAGAACATAAGGTAGACCCAAATAAGGCAGCCCCTGGCCATCGAGATGTAAAGCTTAGTAAAGTAGTATACAACTACGCATACGGAACAAACAAAGGAAAGTTCGCAGCAGAGAGAAGCGAAGAACGTGTCGTATCCTACAAAGGAAATAAGTACCTGTTAACGGACAAACAGTATAAAGAATATAAAGGAGCTAACAAAGAAGAGGATAGACTCGCTAAACTCAAAGAATTTTGTCGGGCAGATAACTGGGTAATTACTTCCGTCCGTGAAGAGAGCGCAGCAAACGCAGCTCTCGGAAAAGAAAAAGTAGAACCTAACTTAGTTAAAGGTAACGTTACAGAATTCTTCGCCAAGAAAGAAGGTTCTAAACCTGGTGACACTAATTATTCCACGGACCACGGTGTTCTGCAGTCGTCTGGTACTGTAGTTGGTGCCATCACTACATTGTTACATGACTATTTTAACATCGACGAATCTGGTATTTCTAACAACGTTATTGTAAAGGCAGTATTAGCTATAAACAATACGCTTCCTAAAGAAGCTCTTATCAATAACGGCCTTAATGGATACATTCAAAAGGTAGCAAAAGAGAAAAACGAATCGGAAGCAACAGTGCGTGAGCGAGTTATGAAACAGATTAAGGCGGACGTTAATAGATTTGTTCATCTCGAGCAGATGGAAATTGCAGGGAGAGCTAGAAACACATCTTTGATAAAAAAGTTTGGAACTTCTCACAACCCTCAAAACAAACCAATATTTTCCGAAGGGCCAAATGAATTCCGTGACGATGTTAACGCAATCTCTCTTCGAGTAGATAAAAAAGATAAGAGATTCGTTGTTGTAAACAAGAAGCCGAAGTTTGACTATAGCGACGAAGAGACAAAAGAAAGCGGGTACATTAATTCGTGGGCGTACACCAAACTTAGGGAAGCAATCCTTGGTGCTTTAAACATCATGGACTATCAGGATGGGTATTACGTTGTCAAGAAACTTGATATCACCGATAGCTCTCCGATTAAGAATATCAAAGGTAGAGTTGATATTCATGATATAGATTCTACAAAGTGGAAAGCAAAGAACAAGCTCGAACCATATGAAAACCCTATCGCTACTTTATTGCAGTACATGGGTTCTGTAGATAAGTCGGACTTAAAAGAAGAGTACGGTAAGGATATTCCATACACCATTGAAGACTTAATGGCGGACCCAAATTATAACTATCTGATGATGGCGCATAACGATAGTGCGATGGGCAGTGATGGTTTAATCACATCGTTACATACATTCAGCTACGAACTTGCACAGAAAGATAAGTTATCGTACACTGATATTGCTAACCTTTGTTCGCTATTCACAATAGCATCGAAAAGATTAAAAGGTCTTGATTCTGCAAACAAAACTGTAGACATCCTTGATAAACTTCTTAAAAGTGTAACTACAAGACCAGAGCTCTTTAATTCTAACCAGTCTTACAGTGTAAAGAATGTAGATTTACCGAATGCAATCGATATAATCTATGGCAAACAGTTACACGAACTGAAACCGTTAACCGTAGATGCAATCAGAGATTTGAGTTCAGAACTCTTAGGGACGCCAAAAGAAGATGTTATTAGAATGAGTAAAGAAAACACGGCGTTCTTGGGCGCTAACCTCAAAGGACATCTGGATAAAAATGTAAATGTTCAATTTGCACACACACTGTTTGTAAATAGAGCAAGCAACACGTTGGGTGTAGCTCCATATATTGCAAGCCGGCTGAATAAAGATAGTGGATATAAAGAGTCTATGGGTAGGATAGTAGCAGACGACCATCGTTCTACAGTATACCACGAGTTAATGCATGCATTCACCGATGAAGCAGTAACGATTGACGTAGCAAAAGGTAAGTATAGACTTGCACTTCCTAGTGACGCAAACTGGAAAGATGAGAAGTTTGGAGGTCTTGCCGTAGATAGAAACGCACAGGAACTTCCAGAGGATTTAAAGGACGATGCCGAAGAAGCTATCGGTCGAGCACTTAAAAAAGAGCTTGAAAAGTCTCTCAAGATTTTAAATAATAACGATAGTTTGTTAGCGGGACAAATACTGGCAATTACAGAACTTGTAGATGTAAATAAACTTGTCGAAGATACAGCGGCTATGTGGACTATAGCAAACTTAATCGGATATGATGGTACTAAGACTGGTGACGCTAGATTCGTCAGCAAAGTCGGGGCGACCACACTTGGTATGTTCTACAAAAACGTTGATGCAAGCAACTATGAAACCTTAGTCATGAGTATGATATTACCAAGTATTATATTCGGTGCTAAAACAGTCAATAAAGAAATACCATTATTCTACTCGACGAAGCAATTAATTACAGAAACGTATAGTCACTTGGATACAACGCCACCGAATACCACTGGCGATAATGAAAGAAGAAATATCGCAGGAAGCGATTCTTCAGCCTTCATGACTACATGGCTTTATAAATCTGCAGAACTGCTTCGTGAGTTAGATGTACAAGACCCAAAACATGAAATCAGAAATAAAGACAAGAAGAGAATGAGAGAACAGTTAAAGAAGGCGGCAGAATCTATAAGTGAACTTACATCGAATTCTAACTTTGGTGTACTCAACTTTAAAACGCAGACTAATCAGCACGCAACAGTTAAAAAGAAAAAGGAAAAGAAGAAGGTTGACGTTGGTACTAGCAAGGGTGTTATTACCAATGCACGAGATGTATCTCATGACGCTGGTTCTCCACGTGGTAAGTTCATGCAATTACTGTACGCTATCGCAAACAAACGCAACAAGACATTCTCTCAGACATCCACCAGTGGACTTAACCATGCCAAGGACATTAAGCTCGCATTGATTCCAGGTATGAGATGGTTGGAAGAACTTGTTAACAAAGAAGACGCAGACAGACTGTTCGATGAATCGCAGCGTTCTATCGCTTATCAGCAGGAATTAAATGCAAAGAGTGACGCATACGTTAAGCAGTTGCAACAGCTCCTCACCATTGACGGAAACGAGTTACAGACCAAGGCATTGAGACAGTACTTCAATACTGAAATCAATGTCAACAGTGATAGAGGTAGAGACCTTGTCGAACTGTTCGACCTTCCATACGAAGCTGGGCAGGACGAAAGATGTAAGAATCGCTCTTCTTCTGGTAAGAATGCTATGCTTAAAGTATACGATGATGACATATTCTTTGTTCTGCATAATCAGCCAGATAAGGCTACAGCCATGGCTAAAATGAACGACAAGATTGAAAAGATGAAAGAATATTACGACAAGAAAAAGAAAAAGTTCTACAAGAATCAAGCCTTCTGGTACAGAGAAGATACTGGTACACTGGTATTCTATGCATGTAAAGATGAACGCATGCAGAACGGTAAGTTCAAGAACCTGTTCATTGCATATCCATCGAACGAAGATGGCACTGGCGTAGAAGGTCAGGCTCGCATGAGAGCTAGATTACAAAAGCAGGTATTAAGAGAATGCGAACAATTCAGACGTAAACTCATGAAACAGAGAGGATACGCTCAACCTGTCATCGATGGGTTTATCGCAAGCCAAGCACTATATCGTGCGTTACTGATGAACGCATACGAAAGAGAACAGAAGAGAGCTTTGCAGAATGATGATATCATCAATCGTGTACATACTGGGTTCTTGCATGCATACGCACCGAGATACTATGCTAGATATATTCTACAGAAAGAAGTATGGCACGAGATTACAGAGGAGCAGGCCAACAAGAATGAGAAATCTAAAGACGAAGGCTTTATCGTCCAGAGAGGCGATAAGTATTATCACGTTATTACATATAGCATTGGTTCTTTTGAAAGCAAACGTGATAGGTCTAAATACAGAAACGAACATCCTATCGGACAGAACGAACGATATGTAGAAAAGACACGTGATGAATGGCTGCAAGAACAGGGCGGCGGTCGTACAGATATTGTCGGTAACGTTGATACATCTATTGGTACTCTCACAGAGAAGGATGTTAGCAGAGGTAAGAAAGAAGCCGAAACAGATATCTCTGGTAGACTTGCAAAATTTATTCGCAAGAAATTTAATGATAGTGAAGAATGGCAGGGCGACGATAGTATCGAAAGAGTTGTTAACGCTCTTCGCAATATGGATAAAGAAGACGAGGAAGAATTTGGTAAGTATAAGCCACGTTTGATTCAGACAGCCAGGATGATTCGTGTTGGCAAAGATAAAGTGCAGACATTCAGACAAGTTAGCGACGCTTTAAAAGCAAATGGTGCACAGTATTTAGCGGCTAACTACGCCCGTGAACGTACATCTAATAGCGGACTGTATTCCCATGACGTTATCGGTTCTCTCAAACATTATTTACACACCGTGAATAGTGTAGAAGCACTCACTCCATTCTATAGAGATATGACGCAGACTATCTACAAGTACACAGGAAGAAACTATGATAGAACTAGGAGAGACTCTTACTATTCTCCATACAATATTATGTGCGAACTCGTAGATAATATGAATGGTAGAGATAAGCCGGCTGATGCATTCATGAGAAGACTCAGTGTTATGGTGGTTGATGCTATCTATGCGGTTCCTGGTATGCGTAATATCTTGAATGCATGTGGTGTATACCTCCCAGACATGTGGCTTCCCGCATTACTTCATAACAGTATCGCTGTCAACGTATACTTAAAACTTGGTATGTTCAACGTGAGTACGGCACTCGCACAGTATGCACAGTTAGCTAACGTGTATGCACTCGGGGGAGAAAGTGCGTTTGCTTATGCAATGAAGAAGATGCCAGGTATCTTAACTAAGGCACATAAGCCGTCTGATATTTTGAAAGGCGAGTTTGACGTAAGCCAATACGGCAAAGAAATTCAGCAGGTAATGGCAGACCTGTACCTTACTAAGAAAGGGAAGAGCTTACTTGAACAAGAAGGTGAAAAGGCATTTGACGAAGCTATAAAACGGGGAGATAAGACAGCTATCGAACTGCAAGTGTTCGACGAAATGCTCGATACACTGAATGGCAAAGACGGTGAATCGGTTATGAACGATATGGCTACTCAGTTGGGTAACGCTGGTAGTGCATACGAAGGCGAAAGTATTATCGACAAGATGCCAAAGACAGGTAAGAAGATTCTTGATTTAAGTATGAGTGGATTCAGAGGTGCAGACCTTGCATGTAGATTGTTTGCTGCACTTGTAGCACAGAATCTCATTGATACCAGTCCTAAGTATAAGGCGTTCAGAGAAAGCAAGTCTGAGATTGGCGAAGAAGAATATAACGCACAGCGTATGGCTACAATTAGAGATTTCGTATATCGCACGAACTTTAACTTCAACAGAGCAACAGACCCACTACTCTTGGCTAAAGGCGGACAGCTTGCTAAGTGTGTATTCCAGTTTGCATCTTACGGATTCCAGACATTCCACTTTATGTACTGGATGCTTAAGAATAAGAAGAGTACAGAACTCAAGAGATTCCTTGGAACAATGATGTTGTTCTCTGGTGTTATTTCCGGTATCCCGATGATGACTATGATTTCTGGTATGAGCCAAGCAATCACTGGTACAAACCCAGAAGATTGGATAAAGGCTTTTATTCTGAAAGCAGCTGGAAGAAGAAACGACCAGTTCTCACGTGATATCGGTGAAGCACTGTGCTACGGTATTGCAGCTCCGGTGTTCGGTGTAGATATCAGTAAGAAGGTAGGTCTTTCCGATATCATGAAAGACCCGACAGACCTACGTAACCTTGGTGGCCCGTCGTTAGGTACAGCTATCGACTTTAGTTCTGCTGCTGGTGCAAGCTTCGATGCCATCATGTATGATAAGTATACAACAGACCAACTGATGTTTGCTTGGTTGAAAGCAGTACCAGCGGCATCAAGATGGTTACAGGCGGCAAGAGGACAGTATTATTCTTACAGTAAGTTAATGCCTAAGACAGAGTACCAGTCTATGAGTGATGTAGATAGAGCTAAAAACATTATGGGCTTTAACCCAATCGAGAATAAACTTAATACAGACCTCAACAGATTTGTAACAGATATTAACCAAGATTACTCTAACAGTGCTAAAGACGTAATGATTGCCTACGTTAACAATCCGACAGAAGCTAATCTTAGAAAACTGCAATCCTATGGCAAGACACCAGAACAGGCGCACAAAGCAGTAGATAAATATATTAAGCCAAAGGTTACAGCAGAACAGGCGGAAAAGATGGTAACTAAATCGGATAATGAAGAAGCTGATATTGTACGTTCTAACGTAAGAGCACTTGGTAACTTACTGAATTAAACCAATAAAAAAGGGGAGGCTTTCGCCTCCCTATTTTTTTATTTACTTAACCATTCCTTTAAATCCTAGTTTGTCTTTTACTTTCTGAAAACCCTTAACATAAAACTTAACACATCCATACCAATCTTCATAAGGGTCATAGAAGCATTCATCTTCTTCTGAACAGAAGTTACCAGGGTAATAGGTATTGCCGCAAAACTTATACACTTCTAAATCAAGAATCTCTTTAGGGATTAACGTTTTATCCGCAAATGTAGTATCCCTATCAAGCCAACTTATGCTAGTGTCTTCTTCCGCATCTTCAATAGCCACTGGCTGGTCGGCAACTAAGCAATATAAATACTCTTTTAGTTTCATTTACGACTTCCCCTTTTCTCCACACGCTTCCTTAAGTCTATTTGCGTACCACTCAATCTTACCCGCTGTATCGTGTTCATCTCCCTTGCGTCCATATCGATACGCATATTTAATAATATTACCCCAAAGGAATCCTTTAAACTGCTCCTGTGTCATGAGATGTTCCATAATATCAATAGCCTCTGGGATACCATCTACCCTATAATGAGAAGGGTTAATCGGTGAATACTCAATCTTTACTTTGTTATCAGCCATTGCTTTAACCTCCTTGTCTGATTTAGAATCTTTCTCCTCTTTGTTAAGTGTGTGCTCTTCATCTGTAATTGTATAAGTATAATCGTCGTTAATATATATAGATAAACGACCATCTGAAGTAAACGTGCTAATGTCCTCAGCACTACCTTTATCCCACTTTACTACCACTGGGTAGACAGCGTAATCATCCTTTGCCCTTATTACAGTACCGTAACCACGGAATGGAGCATATACTCTATCACCTACTTTAAACTTAGATTCAGTCATTTAATATCTCTCCTTTCATTCTCACTATCTCTAATATATGTATAGTATATCATATTATTCAATATTTGTCAAGAGGTAAGATATATTTTATTTAAAGTTTAATGTTAAGTATAGATATTTTATCTTTCCCTCTCATGGCTCCTTGGTTCATTCGCCCTGTCGGGGCGGGAATGAACCTCGGAGCTGAGGGAGTGAGGAGGTAGACGCCGCATACTAAACCGTAAAAGTTGTATACTTCACGGTCAGTACGTAGCGTCTTAACAGAGATAATGGAATGAACCCCATCGCCTCGGTCGTTCAAGGTGACAACACACCTAGTTCTTAAAGAACTTAACCTCACTCAACCCTTGGTAAGTGGTTGTCCAACGCCGTCTTTCGACTTGAGCCTCCTGCCTAAATATTTTGGGGGTGGATTTTAACCCACCATAAAGTTTCTCCCTTTAACGGACATTACTTGCGCCTGACCCCCATGAAGTGTGGATTACTTCTGGCCTTCGCTGAGATACCAATACATAAAGTACCCTGATTTCCTGTAACCTTGTCTTGCTACATGATTGAGTTTCGGTCAACAATTGTATTTACAACACCGTGTTACATTGTCTGAGATGTATTCGCAATGTAACGGTTACTCATATATTTAGTTGTCCACTTTTCTACAACATTATTATACCACAAAAGATAAACTTTGTCAAGTCTTTTCTTTTGAAGTTTTTGAAATTTCTTTCTGACATTATTGTACCACAAAAGAGAAACCTTGTCAAGCTTTTTATTTTAAAGTTTTTAAAAGTTTCTTTCAATAATATAAGATAATGGCCATTGAAATTTGCCAACAGTTTTTGCCGAAAAATTTTTTCAAAACCCCCTTGACAAACTTTTGGAACTGTGGTATAATTCAAATAGAGTTGGAAAGGGGGTGAGCCGGATGAAGGATAAAGAATTAATGAACCTTGGTTTCGGTGTATATATTCATAAGGCAGATGTACTTGGTTTATATGGAGCAGGTAAGAAACATACAATGAGACGTATGACAAGCAAAACAAATGCTCCTATGCCTAACCAGGTATTGAACAACCTTAATGGTCGTGAGTGTTTATCCTACGTAGAAACGCCATTCCATATTTATTTATGTGCATATCCAGTAGAGATACTTGTTGAAGAGTACACTGGCGAACACACGGAAGAGAATGATAGAATACGTGAGAGTCTTGATTCCGAAGATTACGTATCTAACTACATGAAGCAGAAGAGTGATACATATTATGGCCTGTACCTCAAGAAGATGGAAGAAGCGAAAGAGTCCGCACGTAAAGAGTGGGAGAAGATGACACTTGAGAAGCAGAGAAAGGAAGCGTCAGATGAGTAGTACATTTACAAACTTACATCAGCATTCCGACTATTCTATAGGAGATGGGTATTGTACTATTGACGAGATTATTCAAAGAGGTAAAGAACTTGGATATGAAGCGGTAGCATTAACAGACCATGGTACAACTACTGGGTTGTATGCGTTTTATCACAAGTGTAAGCGGTCGGGTATCAAACCCATACTTGGTATGGAAGGTTATTTTTGTCCAGAACCAGAGATGAAGAGCGGAGAGAATGCACATATCATACTGTTAGCTAAAGATATTAACGGACTTAGGAACTTGTATAAACTGTCTACTGTTGCGGCACGTCAGTTCTATCGAAAACCTAGGATTGGTATTAAAGATTTAGAGATGTACCACGAAGGATTGATTTGTACTACCGCATGTATAGCTGGCTTCTTTAATCGATATCCCGATGTTGTTGATACTATCGCTAATTTGTTTGGCGATGATTTCTACATGGAGGTACAGCCACATGGATTCAAAGAACAGAGAGAGTATAATAAGAGGGTTTACGATTATGCTGTGTCTCACGGTTACAATGTCCTTGTTACTAATGATAGTCATTATTCCAATCCTGCTGATGCTGTTTATCACGATATGTGGGTAAGCGTAAGAGGAACTAATGATGCCTATAGTAGTAAAGATTTTTACATGATGGATGGCAAAGAAGTTACACAGAGAATGATGGAAGATGGGTTCGGCAGAGAACAGGTTGACGCCATGATTCAAGAATCCAGTAACATCATTCACAAGTGTAATGTTGTAATTCCAGAAGGGGGTGACAATTATCCTAAGTACAACACTAAAGACCCTGAAAGACAGATTCGTGACTGGTGTAACGAAGGGTGGAAACGGTTACACATGGGAGCCAGGCCCAATAAAAGCGATTATGTGGTACGAGTTGAACGAGAGTTACCTGTGCTTCGGCGATGCGATTATCTCAATTATCTCTGCATTATCAAAGATATTATGGGTTATTGCAATGAGCATGGTATTCTTACTGGGTTGGGTCGCGGGTCTGTTGGTGGGTGTTGTACAGCTTATCTCTCGGGTATTACTCAGGTAGATTCCGTAAGGTGGCATAACGTCTTCGAGCGCTTTTGTAATGAACAGCGTGTAACTCCTTGCGATATAGATGTCGACTTTGAAAGCGATAGACGTGATGAAGTGATTGAGTATGTACGTCAGAAGTATGGTGATGTTTATCATGTACGTACTATGAACTACATGCAGGAGAAGGCGGCTGTTAAAAGAGCTGGGCAAGCTCTCGGGCTACCTTCCAGTTACGTCAATAAGATTAGTACCAATTTTCAAACATGGGAAGGAGTAAAAGACGAGAGACTCAGAACGCTTGCTAAGCATTTCTTTGGACGTTTACAGTCTTATGGTATGCATGCCAGTGCCGTTATGGTATTCCCTAGAGACCCTACTGAATGGTGCTCGATAGAGAAACAGGGAGACGACTTTGTTTGTGCAACTGATTATCACGACCTTGAAGCACAGGGGTGCCTTAAACTTGATATGCTTGGGCTTATGCAGTTATCTATTGTACATAGAATGGCTGATATGATGGGTACAGATGCACAGAAACTTTGGAATAATATACCAGAGAAAGATGATGCAACATGTAAGTTGTTGAATAGTGGAATGACAGAAGGTTGTTTTCAGATTGAGTCAGCGGCGATGAAAGGTTTCATCCGTTCTATTACTATTCATGGTGCAGAAGACTTAATACCAGTCATGGCATTATGTAGACCAGGCCCACTCGATAGTGGTATGGCTAAGGACTACGTGGATAGAAGAACTGGACGTAAGTCAGTCAAGAGTTTGTATCCGGCCTATGATGAGATTACCAAAGAAACATATGGCGTAATCTTATATCAAGAGCAGGTAATGCAGATAGCGCAGGCTTTGTGTGGGTATTCACTTGGTGAAGCGGATATTCTACGTAAGATTATCGGACGTAAAGTTGTTTCAGAAATGGAACCGGCTATGAATAAGTTCAAAGAAGAAGGGCTTAAGCATGGGGTTCCTAAAGATGTCATTGATTATCTTTCCGATAGCATAAGCAAGTCGGCTAATTACCTATTCAATAAGTCGCATGCAGTTGCATACGGGTTAACATCATGGAGAACAGCTTATCTTAAAGCTAATTATCCAGAGTATTACATGGCTTCACTACTTGAGTACAACAAAGACGACAGAGCGAAGGTATCAAAGTACATTTCACACTCTTTACAACTGCACATTAAGGTAGAACCACCAAGTATAAAATCGTTAAAATGCTCAAAAACACCGTTAAATAACGACGTTTTTAAACATACCTACGTTCCGATGTCTAATCATATAACCCTAGGATTTGACATGTTAAAATACGTAGGAAATGCGTTTGATACTTTGACGTTCAATCACGATGGTAAGCAGTGGATAGAGGACAATAAGAGTGTTAACCGTAGGGTACTTGAGTCTATAGTGAAAGCTGGTGCAGTTGAAGGCAATAGAGAGGAGTTGTTACAGTACATTGATTGGGTCAAAGATTCTAGGAAGAGTAAGCCACCGTTTAAGTTCGTACATCACGAAGATGTCCAGTCTAATGGAGAGATGGAACTTGCATCTATCGGATATTCTTTTTCTTCTGTGGACGATTATGTGTCTGATTTGTGCGATGATAGGACTATTTTCCTTGTAACAGTAACTAAACGTAAAGCACATAAGACTAAACAAGGTAAGCCTATGCACTTTGTTACTGGTGTTGTAAATGATACTGTCAAAGAGTTAGTTATCTTTGATAATAAAGGAAGCTCACTGGAAGTTGGTAGGACTTATCTTATGAAGCTTCGTGGGACGATGATTGTTGACTTCACCCCAGCCATCAAAAAAGTTTAGAAAAAGTGCTTGACAATTTGGTTCAAGTGTGGTATAATGTTTATAGTGAAGGGGGTGGCAAGGTGATTGAGAACTTCATCTGTGCATTAATCGGAACTATTGTTGGTATTAAGATTTGTGATATTTTTTTCTAAATGATAAAGGAGAATAAACATGGCATTATTTGCAGACGTAATTAAAGAATTAAAGAAACCTTTTGACCCAAAGTATGTTGAGTGGCGTATCCAGAAGAAGAGTAAAGACGGTACTAAAGGCATGGCTATGGCGTATATCGATGCACGAGCCATTTCTAATAGACTGGATGAACTTATAGAACGCAATCTGATTGACGGATGGAGCGTAGATTACAGGCCAATCGACATGGGTGTTATTAAGCGACAGCGTCGTGGGTTTGATACCGAAGAACCTATTAAAGGTTTTATCTGTTCGATTACTCTCTATAACGGTGGCGAGAAGTACACTAGAGAAGATGGCGCAAACCTCACAGACTTTGAAGCATTTAAGGGCGGACTGTCTGGTGCGTTTAAGAGAGCGGCATCGGCGTGGGGTATTGGTAGATACCTGTATGACCTGCCTGTAACTTGGGCACCGATTGATAACTGGGGCAATGTAATTCGTAAGCCGAACCTTCCTTTATGGGCACTGCCAGAAGGATACGTACAGCCACAGGAACAGGAAACGAGTAACGCACGTATGGATGACGCTACAGTTACAAGTGCATTCGATGATATGGCTCCATCTGTTGATGACGGAAATCCGTTTACAGAAGATAACGGAGCTTCCCCAGCAGGAGATATGGTATTCCCGTTTGGTAAACATAAGGGCAAACATCTTAGTGAAGTACCGAAAGAATACATGCAGTGGTGCCTGAATAACATGGATAGGTTAGACCCGAAACTTAGAGACGCTATGCTGGCAATGATTGATAATTAAGGAGTGATGTCGTGAGTAATCTCGAAAGTGTTATTAAAGCGAAAGTAGATTTGGCAGATTATGTTAGTCAGTACACAACACTCAAGAGAACAGGCAACACGTGGAGAGGCGTTTGTCCAATCCATGGCGGAGAGAATGCTTCTGCATTTACCGTATTTCCGCACGGAACATTCTATTGCTTTTCGTGCGGTGCTTGCGGCAATGTAATTAACTTTGTTGCTGAATACGAGCACGTAACATACGAAGCCGCTACTGAAAAGCTAGCTGATATGTTGAACATTGACGTATCAACTAATGTAGAATATGTAAGGCAGAGAGATTTGATTCAAGCCTATAGACATAGAGTGGTAACAGCCAGCCGCAATCTTGAATCAAACGAAGAGCTTAAAGATTATCTGCGTAAGAGAAAGATTGGAGAAGATGTAGCTAAGCTATTCCATCTCGGAGCAGATAAGCAGGCGTCCGGTAGTTTGGTTATTCCTATTTACAATGTTAATGACCAGCCAGTAGCTATCGCTAAACGGTACTTCAATGCGAAATATAAGTACAAGAACTCAAAGAACAGTGAAGTGTTTGATAAGAGTGAAACACTGTACGGATTGAATGTATCTCGCAAGGTTGGTGGTAATGTTCTTTATCTGGTGGAAGGATACTTTGACGTAATGTCTGGTACCGAAATGGGATTACCTACCGCCGGATATTGTGGAGCGGAAATTGGCAAGGAACAGATTCAGCTATTGAATAGAACGGTTCCACCCAACACGCAGATTATACTTGTACCAGATATGGACGAACCTGGGTTGAAACATATCGACAGAGTTCGTGATAGGTTCAATAGTATAACAAATTTTAACGTAAGGGTTTGTCCTTTACCCGATGGGTGTAAGGATATGAACGATGCGCTAGTCAATGGCGTAGATGTTAAAGCGTTACAGACAGTATATATCGACCAGTTTGTTCTTGTCCGTAAGTTGGATGAATGTAATTCCATTGAGGACCAGTATTCATATGCTACAGAGTTTATGAAAACTGTAAAGAGCCAGATGGTAAAGGCAGACTTGATTGATATTTTAGCTAAGCGTTGGGGCAAAGACGTAACAGATTTGAAAGAAGCGTTTGACCTTGACGTAGAAGAAGTAGATACATTAACCGACAATGCGGCTACGTTGTACGACTGCTTGGGCGACCTTGGTAAGTTGTACGAAAAAGGAATATTCAAGACTGGTATTACTGGTATTGATACCTGTGTTGGTGGTATCATGAAAGGACAGGTGGTTGTCGTGGGAGCGTATAGCGGAAGCGGTAAAACTTCTTTCGCTATCGACTATATTTTAAAGAGTATTTTAAATAATGATATGCGAGTTGTATTCTTTTCGCAGGAGATGAGTAAAGGTAATGTACTTGAATGGATACTGGCTAAGTTGATCGGCTGTCCGTTCTACAAAGTACGAGAATACTTTACAGATTCCGCAGAGATAAAAAAACAACTTGACAAAATTGGAAATAGGCTTATAATTATAGATAAGAACGGAGTAACCATGGATGAGATTGACAGAACTATCTCAGCTATTAATGCCAAGGGATTGTTCGATAGGCCAGTTGACATGGTTGTCTGTGACTACTTCCAATATCTGAAAGGTACTGAAGAGTATGATGGTGCTGCTCAGCAGGCAAAGGCGATGAAGAGAATCGCAAAAGACAAAGACTTAATATTCGTAATGCTGAGTCAGTTGAATCGTCAGAGTAATCAGTACGAAGAACCAACAATGAATTTACTGAAAGGGGCTGGTGACATTGAAGCGAGTGCCGACATCTGTTTACTCATGTGGAGACCAGACTTAAGACCAGGGATTGGCCTTGAGGCAGAGCAGAAATGGCACGGTATCACACGATTTAATCTTGCGAAAGTTAGAGGTTATCAGTTAGGCTCTACTAGATTCATGATGAAGTGGAACAGAGACAAGAGCGTGTTAGAAGATTGCGAAGGTGAATGCTAATGCCACTTACACATTTTAGATGTCCAGACGGAAGAGAATGTCCTGTGAACGAGTGCTTAAAACATTGCCGGTTAGAGGGTAAGCTGAACCCTACAACTGGTATGCTGTATGTACCATGCGGTCGATGCTTATCTAGGAGAGCACTACTTGCTATCGCCGCTGAACGTAGATGGACTGGGAAGCCCAGTACGACACAGTTACTTAACGGTACACTGGAAGAATACTTGAAGCTTACAGAGCCATATACGATTGACCCGATGCAGTCGGTGTTCGCACTACACGGTACTGCAATACATGAAGCACTGGAAGAAAACACAGAAGGAAACGCAATGACGGAGAAACGGTTAGACGACGGGGTTTCTACTGGTGCGTTTGACTATTTCGATGAAGAAGCAACAGACGAGGAAAACACTGGCTACCTGTACGACGATAAAACATATGGCAGTTACAAAGCAGCCAAGGTTCTTGGCGCTGTAAAGCATAAGGAGCAGATTGGTTTATACAAGAATGGTAAACCAAAGTATAGAACATACTTCACATATGATGGAGTACATGGTAGCGGTAGACTTGACCTCGCAATACAGCTGAATGATTATCGCATGAAGCTAAAGAAGTGTCTTGGCAAGACAGCTAAGAAGATGATATGTGAGATGATTGTTCGAGATGGTAATACTTACATGGCTGAATCCCGTGGCGTTATGCAACCAGCCTATCTGGTAGAGGTAAACAAGATTAGCGACCACTGGGTTAGCAAATATATGAAAGCGAAAGCAGACAACTTAGTACACGCAATGGAGACAGGGCTACTCCCAAAGCAGTGTAGTTACAGAGAGCGTTGGGGAGGTATGAAATGTGAGAGGTTCTGTAACGTAAAAGATAAATGCCCATATGCAAACATAAAGGAGATATAAAATGGATAACGTAACGAGTAAACTTAAAGACGAAACAACAATGAATATTAAGGTAAAGGCTGTGCTTTCTAAACAGGGAGTAGATATCAAAGTAGACTCTGACGTGGATACGCCGGTGACTGCTACTGCATTGTTCCTTGCTCTGATGGCAACATACGAAATGACAGAAGAAGAAGCTACCAAAATCTTTGAAACAATGGCTGATATGGTAGAAGAATTTAAGAACAAAGGAGAACATAAACATGAAGGATACATCAACTAAAACAGTAACAGTGACGTGGAAAGATGCAGAAGATGGTAGTGCGTACATCTCGTTTGATACCAACGTGGATGGTAACGATGCTGCGCAGGTATTGGTCGGTGGACTTCTGACGATGCTCGGTATCGAAGACAACGAAGAAGTAGCAGACGTTGTAAGAGTTCTTAATAAGTATACTGGAAAGAGAAAGGGGAATGCTAATACAAATGAATAAGCAGGAATACATGAGGTTAATGATTATGTTAGCACCAGCTATTGCGAGCCTTTGTAAGACGAAGGGGAACCCGAACGATGGTATGGTTGACGACGAGAACGGCGAGACTGAAGTACCGAATGATTTGTATGTGTATTACGACTTCGTTGCGAGACTGTTTGACGATATCCTTGACAAGATTGTAATTAAGGGTGAAGAATACGTAGGTAAAGGTAATGTACTTGACGCTGTATATGACGCGGCTGTAAGACGTGTAGGTAGGATGCCAACAAGGGATGAATTATTCCGTACCATCATCACGATGAAAGACAAGAATGATATTGCTATTCTTCGTAATGGCGTTTACTGTAAGGATGTAGAAGATAAACTTATCGACTGCATCGTATATGATTTAATGGCTCTATACGCACTCAAGGATAACGAAGTATATGATTATTTTGATTATCTTGGAGAGGAGTATACATATGGTTCGCCGAAAGGACCCGCTAAGAGTCGCAACGGGTAAGCGAAACCGACGTAGTGGTAGGACGTTTGAACGTAGAGTGCTGGCTCGAATGATTGCCATGGGTTTGCCAGTTTACAAGACACCAATGAGTGGCGCACTCAAGTCCAACTGTTTAATCCCTTGCCTGCGGAATAGCTTAGCGGCTGATTTACAGGTGGAGATTAAGGATGAGAAGTACCTTATTGAATGTAAGCATATGTCTACGCACGAGAAACTCTTCAATGAGTTACCAAGCGTAGACTGCTATCACTACAAAGGTTTCTGTTACATGATGAGTGATGATGCTTTCTTGACTTACTTGTGTGGCGGCAAGATAAACATAGTTGAGAAAGAGGATAAGCGTAAGAAGTGGTTACATAATTTTTTCAATCAAGATAACAGTCACATAGTTGTCTTGGGTTATAACTATAGGGATAATATTTACTGTGTAAGAGAAGATGTATACGATATCTTCTATAATTGCAGAAAGGCAAAAGGTGTTTAATATGTTTGTAGTATCTGATAAAGAAAACAAAATGATGAGAGTTGTAGACATGTACATTAAGGCTATGAAGGATAGCGAAAGTAATGAAATTACTGGGTATATGCTGATGGGTATCCCAGATGGTTCTAGTCGTGGACAGATTCTGGCTGTCGTAAAGACATACGAAGAAGCACAGAAGCTGCTTATGAAACTTGCCGCCAAAGTAAATGCCGTGGAAATCAATAAGCTCGATGACTGAGAAACAACAGTTAGCCTTGGACGAACAGCTCGGACATGACGCACAGAAGATGCTTGAATTGCTGGGCGATTTCGATGAGCAGTATACCCAGGCTATCATTTCCAACTTCATGACATGTGACCCGAAGGACTTTGAGGGTTGGCGGAATCTTCTCAAAGCAAAGGATGCGTTCGTATCCTACTTAGCCGATAAGGTTCGTGACGGTGAGTTGGCTACAGAAAAGATGGCTGAGATTGATTTACAGTATTTACACTGACACGTGTAACAATTGAGGTGACAATATGGAAGATGAACTTCTGAAACAGTATAACGCCGTGAAAGAAAGATACCCTACCGTGCAGGATAATGACCCAGCTAGTGCGTATCGCCTGATGGTTACTGCATCCAAACTGATGGAAACTTTCGATAGTAAGGTTGCATGGATGTATAAAGAGCTTGCGTTCACAGAACAGAAAGCAAAGGCATTGACGGCTGAGAAGTCGGCAGAGTATAGTGACAAAGTTGCAGTAGGAGATAGGCATACACTTACAGATACAGAATGCCAGGAGGCATGGAAAAAGGTAGCTGAAGTACAGTATGCCATTAGACTGCTCGAAGCTGCAATTAAGTTTTTGAACAGAGTATATTTTGATATGAAGAATAACGTAGCGTTTAATCGTGGAGTACCTAGATACGAAGTAGAAAAGGAATAGGTGATTTGAATGGCTAGGATGAGCAAGGAAGAAGCAGGAAGAGCAAATATGTTACAGAAAATTGCGAGTGGTAAGCTAACGCCACTCAAAGCCATTAGACTGAACTGTCTTGACTGTGCATGCTATGATAGGAATGAAGTAGCCAAGTGCCCTAACGTGAAATGTCCACTGCATGCATTTAGATTTGGACGTAACCCTAGACACAAGGGTAGAACTGATAGAGTAGGAAAGAAGGTAGGAACAGAATGATTATTCAGAACGAGAAAGTGGCAGGGCTGAAAGAATCGGCTAAGGCTATTGGGTTATCATATGGTACACCACTGAGTGATGACCGTGGAGTTAACGTGATGTTACGTTTGGCTAGCATGCCACTTAATAGTGGTGAGGCGAATGTACTTACAGGTGTTAATGTTCAGTTTTCTATCGTTGCCAGTATCAAGTGGTGGCAGCAGGCACAGAGATATCACTGGTTCCAGATTGTTATGAGCCAGTCAATCATGCATAGTATTACAAACCCAAAGTTCGTATTAACACCAAACCATTTTGCACAGAGTGAGATTGGCGCACTTGGTACAACAAGCCCAGTGATTGATGCATTTATCAAGTATAGAGAAGACTTGCTTGGTAAGTATAACGGAGAACCTATTCCACCTAAGATTAAGAGAGAGCTGATTTATTCTGTGCCAGTAGGTATGTTGGAAGAGGCAAGAGTAACAACGAATTACCTGCAACTTATGACAATGTACACGCAGAGAATCCACCACCAGTTAGATGAATGGAGATACTTCTGCGCTTGGATGTATAAAAGATTACCTTATTTCAAGGAGTTAGTGGAGGCTAGAAAATGCGACGTACCGGATACGCAGTTGTTATCTTTGATTCCAGTGGCATGCCCAGATGTGTTGGGTTAACTGATGACAATGATGAAACAAAGCAGTTGATAGATGAAAACGTGACGAACAAAGACCTGCGAGTACACGTGTATCCACTGCCAAAGACAGATGATTCTATTAAAGTTATTAAGTACAAGAAAGGGATTAGTGATAGGTTATGATTCATGATAGCGAAGTAAGCTGGGCAAATGACGAGGTAGCGTACAACGTGTTCCGTTCTAAGTATGCGAAAGATGATGCAGAAACCCCAGCTGAATTCTGTAAAAGAGTAGCTAGTATCTGCGAAGAAAGTATTAGAGATAAAGTTGAGAACATGTTAGCTAGTGGTACTTTCTTCTTTGGTGGAAGAACTATGTACCTTGCAGGACGCAAAGAGGAAATCAATGCGGCTGGTAGTAATTGCTACGTAGTCCCTATCGAAGACGATACTATCGAAGCAATCTATGAAGCTAACAAACACATGGCACGTATCTTTAGTAAAGGCGGTGGAGTTGGTACAGATATTTCTATTCTTCGACCACGTAATGCTAAAGTAAACAATGCCGCTAATACTTCTACTGGTGCAGTGTCGTTCCTTGACTTGTTCAACGAGACTGGTAATGTTATTAGCCAGCACGGAAGACGTGGAGCAACGATGGTATCTATCGACTGTTCCCACCCAGACATTGAAGAACTGCTTGATGTCAAGATGAAAGGTGATAGACTTCAGTCTATGAATGTGTCTATTAAATTCACAGATGAGTTTATGACTGCGGTAGATTGTGACAAACCATACAAGTTACACTTTGATGTGAAGGCTACTGGTGAACACATCGAGAAAACAATTAACGCCCGTGATTTCTTTAAGAAGTTTTGTGAATGTCAGTGGAACTGGGGAGACCCAGGTGCATTGTTCATTGATAGGTTCAATGAATATAATCTTCTGTCTGGATATGATAACTTCCATATCCTTACGACAAATCCTTGCGCTGAGGCACCTCTTGGTGCGTGGGGTTCATGCAACTTAGGCAGTATCAACTTAGCTAAATTCGTAGACATGACAACTGGTAAGTTTGCTTGGGGTTTGTTTATTGACGCAGTTCATGTAGCAGTTAGAGCATTGAATGACGCACTCGATTACTCGTATGATAAACAGCCATATAAAGAGAACCGTAAGTACATTCGTGACTGGAGACCTATCGGGTTGGGCGTGTTCGGTTATGCAGATATGCTTGTGGAACTTGGGCTTGAATACGGAAGTGAAGAGGCACTTGAGTTTACTGAAAGGTTGTTCCGTTGCTTAATGAATGAAGCAGTGAAGGCGTCTGCTTTCCTGTCTAATGATTACTTCAATACTTTCGGCGAATACAACTATGACAAGACCGCTAAGTCAGAACTCTTCCAGTCTCTTGATAATGACACAAAGGCTTGTGTTATGAAGTATGGTTTACTTAATGGTCAGATTATTAGTGTTGCCCCGACTGGTAGTATTAGTCTGCTGGCCGGTAGATATACTGGTGGTTGCGAACCAATCTATAAACTGTATTACGAAAGAACTACACACAAACTTGAAGAACAGGGTAAGTCATTCAGAGTATTCGCACACTCTATTGAGGGCTTGCTCGAACGTAATGAACTGCCAATGGATACAAGTGCCGAAGATATTAAGAAGATGTTCCCGTATGTTGTAGAGTCTCATGACATTGAACCAATCAAGCGTGTATTGACACAGGCAATTATGCAGAAGTATGTAGATAATGCTATCAGTTCTACTGTTAATCTGCCAGAGTCTGCTACACCTGATAAAATCTTTGCTATCTATGATGCGGCATGGCGGGCAGGATGCAAAGGTATCACAGTGTTCAGAGATAATTGTGCAAGAGGTAATATCCTTGGACTTAGTAAGAAGGAAGAGAAGCCTGTAATTCTTCACGATAGTATCAGACCAGAACGCCGTGGTGATATTGGTACACTTGTTGGCAAAACATATACACAGGTAATGGGTGATGGTACTAAATTGTATATCACAGTTAACTGGAAAGACGATAAGATGTTTGAGATTTTCGTTAATAGTGAGCGCCATAAGGATGAAGTTGATGGTATCACTAGACTTATCTCGCTTTCCATGCGGTGCGGCGTAAGTATTGATGCTATCATTAAGCAGTTGTTTAAACTGAATACAGATAGCGTAGGGTTTGCGGTAGGCGTGACACTGAACGATGCGTATACACTTGATTCACATGAGCCTATTGTACAGGATGTAGAAGTTGAGGATAGACAGACGGATATGGAATGTCCAGAGTGTCACAGTAAGAACGTGAAATTATCTGGTCATTGCTGGCAGTGTGATTCGTGTGGCGCATCTGTGTGTGCCCTATAAGAGGTGATGTGAGTGGCGAAGGGGCCTAATACAGTTAAGTTTATGAATCGCATGATAGAGGAGTACCGAGCTGGTAAGCTGAACGACAAAGGGGTATGTTCATCTATCAGAAGAATCACTAGACTTAACGAACGACAGTGGGCATACGGTGAAACACGAATCGCCCTCAAGATGTTCAACAAGATGCCCATGAATTACAGGTGTAAGGAGCCGTGTACACCTAGCATAGAAGAAACTTTAATCGAACAAGAGGAGCAGGACATGTTGGACATGTTCATCTCAATGGTTAAAGAAAGGTATCCGGATTGGCAGGAGCGATTAAATAAACCGTGCACTAAAGAGTACGATAAGTGGATTAAAGACATTAGATGCGACTTACTCAGTGGTAAGTATGGCAAAGGAATGAGACAGTATCTGGAGGACGTATGGCTACGCAAGAAAAAGTTATTCAAGAGACATTAAAGCAACACGTAATACAGTGTAGAGTTAATGGTGATTTCGGTTATCTCGCTGTGTTATCTGACATACACGAAGGGCTAAATGACAGAGACTATTTTAAGAAAGAGGTTGAGTTCTTGAGTGGCTTACCTGATAACGTGAAGGTTGTAATCGGCGGTGATGCAACTAACACGGTGACAAAGAATAGCAAAGGTAGCATCATCGAGGAAACATTGAGCGGCGATAAACAAATCTATGCACTCGTTGATGATATTAAACCTTTATATGATAGCGGTAAACTATTAGGAATTATATCTGGTAATCATCCAGACAGAGTATACAGTGATACATATATCAGTATTGAAGGCGTAGTCGCCTCGCTATTAGGTGACAGAAATTTATATAAGGGTAGCCAAGGTATCGTATACTTCAACGTCAATAAGAATTGTTACGTGCATTACATTGTACATAGACATATGGTTAGACAGGATGCGTATGATTACTTCAATGCTGATTGTGTATGGAAAGAACATAGGCACGCACCATCAGCCACGCCAAAGATTAGTATTCAACATAACGTGTTTGCTAAATGCCCAGTGGTTAGAACAGTATGGGAGATTAAGCAGCCATCATTTCAGGCGTATCCTGATTACATTAAGAAGGGTGGCGGACGCCCGTTACCTATGGGATATTTTGTATGCCAAATGAGTGGCGACACGAAGAATAGATTTTTAAATCCTATGTGGAATGAACAGTTAAAGTTAGCAATGGATGCTGGCATGACTATATAGGGAGGTGATTTATTGTCGGTACTAAAAGAATACGGTGATAAACATTTCAACCGTAAGGATGGGAAAGCTGGCAGGAAAGGGAGAAGCTATCAACGCTACGTTACTGACGATGATATTCAAGTAGTCGAACAGGTATCAGCCGGTGTACCAATTAAGAAGGCAAGAAGTGCGATAGGAAAAACCGGAGGTTTAACTAGAGTACAGAAAGAACTTATCACTGATAAGCAGGAAGCAATGAGGCAGCAGTTTCTTGATGATAGTGCATTGATTTATGAGAACTTAAAAGACCTAGCCTTTAACGCACGTTCTGAACTCGTTAGGTTTAACGCAAGTAAAGATATACTAGACAGGGCTGGACTTGCTGCACCCGATAAGAGAGAAGTCACAGAGAATAAGTTTATATCTACTGATAGTAAGATTACTTATGACTTGTTACAACGCTTTAGAACACTGGAGCTTGAGGGCGATAAGCACAACCCAGATATCACGACGATAGAAAATGAATAAAAAAAAGGGCGTAACCCGTGTGAGTTACGCCCTTTTAGTGTGCCGTGTTTATGTAAGAAATCTAGCTAGGAATATCCACGACTGGTCAAACCCTAACTGTTTACAACGATTGAGAAACCATGTGTATCTAGTCTGCAATGTTTTCACACCGTAGCCAGACATATCTGCCAGTAAATTCATGTTGCTTAGGTTAGATAAATCATATGGTAAACCTTGCAACAACAGGTCAACAGCCGTACCAAATACATACTGCGTGAAACAACAGAACACACATTCCCAGTATATATCCTCGTCATCTTTCACTTGCGTATTAGCAAGCAACCAATCTCGTGACATCTCTGCGACTGCTATTATAAATTCATCGGAGTAGATGTCCATGCCAAAGTATGGTGACGTATCTATACTACCATCTTCAAGACAAGCGAGAACGCTATGCGGTAAATTACCGAGATAATATCTTCCATCTTTCTTGTCCTGTCCGTCAATAATATCATCTGCTATCGCAGACTTCCATCTCATTTGTTCTAGTCTATATCTATCGTAACTGTTTTCCATAATCAATGCGAACACTTCTATCGTCTCGGTCTGCCCTCGTCTTGCACATCTAGCAATAGCCTGTTCGTATATCCCTTTAGCCCAAGGGAACTCAGCGAACACAACTCTATGAGAACGTACCAGATTAAGTCCGCAAGCAGCACAAGCTAGTGAGCATAGGATAATATCGGCGTCACCATTAAGGAACTTCTGTACGCTCTGTTCCTTTTCTTTGTACGTCATACCACCATACACTACGGTGCTATTAGGAAACACCGCATTTAATACGTCTATCATCTGCCTATGGTTAGCAAATACTACCAGAGGCTCGTGGTGCGTATCGTAATCTCGTTGAATCCATTGTACAACTAATGGTAGTTTACGTTTCATTACCTCAGTCTCTACCTTTTGTATGTTAGTAATGTTGACTGATGATAATGGGACGTTAGAAAAACTACCTAGTGTAACTTCCGTTTTCTTAATCGGGAATACTGGACGGTGTACATCACACCATCGACGGCGACAAATAAAAGGTTCTATCCTTTTGTGCAACTCGTCTAGGTGTGCAAAGTTACAATAGAAAATGGCGTTATCTTTCTCAACATTGGGAATGTATCGCCGTGTGTATGCGTCAATACCACCGAACTCTGATAGCTTGCCACCAACGTACAATAGACCCAGCAAATCGTTGGGTCTGTTTAATATTGGTGTTCCTGTCAACATCATTGGATTGCCAACTTTATCAACAAGACGTTTAGCTTCATACGTTCTGCCGGCGTATACGTTTTTAATCATGTGTGCTTCGTCAAATATTACCCCCTTAAAATTATACACATAATCACCAATCATATCTATCATGCGTCCTACTTTCTCATAGTTAGTCACAATAATATTCCCCGTGTAGACATCGGGTTGAACTGTTATGTCTAACCAATCATTGATTTCGCGACACCAGTTAGTCTTGAGAGAAGAAGGACACACTACAACAAAGTGACAGTCGGTAGTTTGTCTCATGTACTCGATTGCTTGTGCAGTCTTTCCCATACCCATACTGTCAGCCTGTATGAATGTGTCCTTTCTCTTCATAAGATTAACGCCATCTAATTGGTATTTCTCTAGGAACAAACACGAGTATCTACATAACAGTTACTTTCATCGATAGCCCTTATAAACTTCGGGTCCTGCAATAACTCGGTGTATCCTTTGCTCTGTGCTCGTGTCTGAATAAGCTGGAACGTGATTGGGTTGCCCAATGTTGCCTCAGTAGATAACTCCGTCAATACATCTACGAACTGGACAATACTGTGCATGCGGTGTATATCTAGTGTACTTGCGAATGCTCGAATCTCTACGGTAGTTGTGTTACTCAGGTTGACTACGGAATAATGGTTGGTAACACTGGAGTATTTGTCATATAAATCACACATTGCTTCCTCGGTATCACCGAAATTAGTCAATGCATTGACAACGACTTTCTTCGTATTACTTGGTGACATGTACTCGTGTGTCCAATGGTCGAACGTCTCTCTTTCTCTATTTGCGTAGAGTCTTAACGCTTCTCTGTTTATGTCACAGAATGTAATCAGGTTTGTGATACGGCAAAGACCACCATTGTTTTCCCAATACTTCTTTGACACGTGCACATGAATACCACTGCCGTTACGGGCATGATAGTGCAACGTGTGGAGCTTTGATAAAACGTCATCCCACAGATGTGTCAAGTGCCAGCTAACCGTACATGGGTGGGACACTAATTCCATACCGTCATCAAGTGAACCATCGTGCTTTGCGTACAGTTCCTCGTGGCTATGACATACCCGCTTAGCGTTTAGAGAACTCTCACCGCCATCCATAACCTCAAGTTCAATACCGAAGAACTTCTGCGTGTCCTCGTTGTTATCCTTGAAAAATATGGGGTCAGGTTTGTAGAAGTACCCGTTTACGTGAGTGCAGTAGCGTTCACTAATAACGTAACCGCCTGACGTTAAGGTAAGACGTAATGCACCGTCGTTATCATTTTCCAGTTTCCATTCTTGCCTTTCATGGTCCCATATTGCGTGTTCATCGATGAAACCTTCTCCTACTCCTTCTTCGGAATCTAACACCCACCACTTTGACAATGTATACCCTTCGTTGCAACTAATCAGTCCACGTTCACTGACGTGTAACACACTACCATCTTCAATCGGAATGTCCAGTATACCACCGTGGAGAATTGTATAAAGGCAATTATCACACAGAGACTTACTGTATCTCTTGCCATCGATGAAGTAAATGAACGTATACCTATCGGTGCGTTCGGTGTATATAGTTTTTGCGTGACATAAAGAACACGTCGTGTAAACGACGAATCTACAATGTGTGAATACGTCGAATGAGTTATGCCTAAGCACTGGTGGAATGTATATGGCATCCTCTTCACGAATCCACGCAGCATTTCTACCATCCCACCGATAATTCTCTCCTTTATACGACAGAGCGTGTCCCGACAGTGGTTCGGGATTAGACAACAGATTCATGACGAAATCATCTGTGTCTACATTCTTGTATACTTTATTGCCATCGTCGTCAACAGACATCATACGAAGCCATACAGAATGGATGAATCCATTTTCAACCACGAAATGGTCGTCAAATGTTTCTCCTCTCGTTGGCATCCCGTTATACATGTCAGGGCGGTCTCCGATGTTAAGAGTGTCACCATTTAAGCAATCTACGTACCTGTCATTCCTCGTGTTGAAATTGAACCGACAAGACAAAGAGCCACAGAATTCATAAGAAGATTCTTGAAACACAGAGCCGCTTACGTCATTGTATTTACGTGTAATCCTACGACCGAAGATATCTGGATAAACTGGTGTCAATGTCATATACATTTTATCGTCATCTTCGTGAAGTACAAGCTGTCCGTATACTCCGCAACTTGGGGCTTGATATGTTGTCAGTTCACTGTTCCCAATAAGCAATACACGAGCTGCTGGTGATGGTTCAAATAGGTAACTGTCGTCCCCATGAAATACGAAGCGGGAGTTAAAGAACGTACCGTATGGGACAACGATGTTATCAGGACAGTTAAGCGGTGGCCTTATGATTACGTACTTGCCACCACGAATAGTTACCCAATACCTATCTGTCGAGAGACGCTTTTCTATATCCTCGTTGCCAGGGCTATAAACAACGGCACATTCTGGCGGAACATCAGACACGACTGATTCGATGGTGTTGCCTGTCTTTTCAAGATACAACCAACGTCCACTTGCATCTCTTACGACTACATCCAAATTCTTCGTAATACCTACCGAAAACTTTGGCATATCTTTCGCTAGGACAACTGAATAACCCTCGTCACCTGGATATACACGCAAGCATCTGCGTAACACCTCGCTCGCCAAGTAGGTCCAGTTATGTTCATACTCTTCCTGAGTACACCAAATGAAACCGGAACCCGAGGTGCCATATCTTTCTACGTATTCTTGTACATTAAATGTAATGCCAGCAATGTTCCGTTTAAGAGTGTGGAGATTGGGGTCAGTCAGTCTAACACCAATAGCTCTTGGTTTATGTAAAATGCTTGCCAACGAACGGTGAAACATTACGTCATCATCAAATCTACAGTATCTAGGCATGTTATTCTCCTTTCTTGTTACTCCTTATCAAAACACAAATCAGATATTGCAATATCAACACTGATATTTGCGTATTCTTTATTGTTACTTACCCAAGTGTCATGAATGGTCGAGCCATTGTGGATGTTATGGAATGGTGCACAAATTTCACTCATGTAAGCCATACATTTTACCTCAAACGTAATAGCATGGTCTCCTACACCAGTGATAGCAACGTCGATGCCGTAGATATTACGTTCTTCCAAGTTCTCGTACACGAAATTCTCGTAGTCCATACGGGTGTAGCCAAGAACTGCCTTACTTGACGGGTCGAATGTAATTTCTGCGGTAAAGCTAACACAGATGTCGCTATCGTTATACCCTTTTGACAACGTAACGCTTTTAGTATCCGTTGTTCCTTTCTTGCCAGTAGTTTTGCTAGAACTACAACCACCAGAATAATAAGACGCACATGGGTCGGAATAATAATCATAGTAGCCGTAAGATTTGAATATGTTTCTACTGTAAGAGTAAGACGTGTTTGAATACTGAGCACCACTGGTTTTGCTTGTGACAAACTTTCCAAGAGTAATGAGTTCATGGTCGTTCATGATAACCATTCTATCTCCGTCGATGGTTGCCTCAAGCATGACATCGATAATCGGGTCAAATAGGTCAATACCTGTATCAAGCAGGTGATTGAGCACCTCTTTCCCGAAAATCATCGTATCTGAGAATGGGGATTTCATACCTTCCTTGGGCGTATAATCTGTCAATACGCCGTTATGAGCGTAGGCAACTGGTGCCACGCTTTCCGTTTTCATCATCTGTTTGAAATCTCCAGCCACGGGAAATGGATGACAACAAGCACCGCTAACCTTACCAGACGTGGCGATTCTGAAATGAATCACCCTGTCTACATTTGTCGGCAAGGTTTTCAGGAATTTAAGCAGAGACTTCTGTTTCATGAAGCCCTTCTTGATATGGACCTTTCCCTTTTCTTGCCACATAACCCCAGCACCATCGGGGTTATTTTCAAAGCACTTCTTGAGTTCTCCATTGTTAAACGGCAAACCCTTTGGATATACTGCGATAATACACATAGACACCTCTTTCTGCTACTTTGTCCAGTAGCAACTAATACTACCCCTACTAAATAATGGGGCTATTAGTATGGGTAACATCGTTACACACTTAGTTACCCACACTCAATAGGCTCACTATTTATCAGTCATCTCTGTCGCAACCGTAGTCGTAGTCTGCATAGGTGTCTATAGGCGGATGGAACATCTCATTGGCAGCAGTAGGATTTCCAAGTTCCATGAGCTTGTCACTCATAGCCTCGAGGCTCATTTCGTAGTGGTCCGTATCTGCCAGTTCCCATAACGCTTCGGCAAAGTCCAGAATATTATACATTTCCGGAGTTCTCAACGTAGAGTTGAAAATCCTAAGTTCCCATGTGTTATGGGAACAAAAGTTGACCGATGTGTACCTTGTTTCGTCCACCCGTAAGCGGGAATCATACCCATAGCCAAATTGACTATAATCCCCATTTTTGATTTTACTGATGAACCTATCGGGGCAGAGGGACAATTCGTATGGTGAACTGCACCAGTTATCCCACTGTTCCTTGGAGCGACGAGCGAACCGACGGATTGTATCCTCATTCTCCGTAATGAACGCTAATGCGTTCACGGCAGCTTCAAATGGATGGTGGAAGGACTTCCTGTTGACGTGGACGTGAATCCCAGCTGCGTCACTCTCATCGAAGTCAGTCTGTTGATAGTCAGCAGACCTAATAACATCGAAGAAACCTGCCCAATTAAGCCCCTTCAGTAACTCCATGGTCATCGGGGCTGTTATAAACTCGAAATGGTTCCCGACTAAGGAGCAATCATCCTTAATCTGCCCAAGACTATCCATCCCGTCAAACGGACTGAACAGGCGATACTTTGCATTCTCCCCAGTTTCATAGTCTACATAGTCATTGGGGTCATAATCGCAAGCCTCGATTTCAATGCCGAAATGGCGTCTCTGGCGACCGTCCTTTAACAGGGAGCAGTTTCTCCCTGTAATAATTCTCCCCAGTTTGCTAGAATAATTGGCAAACATTAAATCTTCTGAACTTGGCATAGTTCCCCCTATTCTGCCAAAACATTGGCATGGGTATCTAACCCATTTAATACATCGTCGTATGTGGGCTGTACACCCATAGTCCTAGCTAACATATACATGAAACCAGAGATTGAGTATTTTGTACGGGACTTTCCATCCCGTACAATAACCCTATCGTGATTAACGGTTGCAGTCTTAGTGCGGACATTACCGTTGTCATCAATGAAATAGCTATCTGCACAACCGTGTAGGATAGCTTTGACGAAAGCCATCTTGGAGTATTTCATAGAGATACCACCTTTCTTACTGGAGAGCAGAGAGCATGCTAGCTAAATGCTCTTTAATGGCTTCTGTAATTTCTTCCACAGAGGCATCTTTCATTTCGGCTGCTTTAGCTGAGTTAAGCTTCTTCAGTGTAGCAAGAAGCTTCTTCTTAGTCGCATCATCTGTGGATTTCCACGCCTTCATAGGCATGTAGAGGTCAAAACGATAGGTCTTTCCATCGTACTCCAAGCCGGAAGTATGAGCGACGAACGTATCATAGTTCTCGCCAGCACGATGACCTCTGCCATCTTTCGCATACTGCCTTGTTTCCTTTGTCAGTTCTGCGACCAGGAATAATTTCCCATCCCTTTTCTCGATTCTTGCGTCTGCCATGATAATGGCTCCTTTCTGCCTTAATAGGCAAAACAATATATTTTGGGGGAAGCTCCCCATGGAATAGGGCTGTTTAAGGCACAACCCTTTAGAAGCCTATCTCCGTATTCCGGCTAATCTCAACTTATTGTCGAGGAAGTAGTTGTCCACAGGCTGCATTTGATAGCATTCGTAAACAACATTGTAGTGAAGCAAACATAGCTTCACATCTAGCGTTGTGCATGCATTTACTAACGCAATCAACGCTGAGGACATCCCCGTTACTACACAGAACAAGGTATCCCCAAATCCGTAATACGGCTTAATTTTTTCGATGGCTTCTTCCCTCATCTTACGTGTATCCATAGGATTAACAACGCATTTCGGGAAGATACCACCTAGGTTAGCAACTGGATTCTCATGACGAGAATCACACAGTTGCCAAACGGGAGCGATAATCTCTGTTACATCCCCTTTTGTAAACCTTTCCATCTGAGCGAGGGTTGTAGTGGTAATACCGCTATCTTCTACGAAGAAGTGACTATTCTGATAGCCACTTACACTACAATCGATTTTCTTGACCATAGCACACTCCTTTCTCGTTTATTTCATAACAGTTACTAACAGGTATGAAACCGGAACCATAATCATTCCAATTATAGTTCCCAAAAAGACTAGCATAACATTATCATTATGCTCCTCGATTGAGATTTTATTTCTCCTCATCTTCATCACTCCCTTCAATACCAATCAGAAGAATATCACCCGCTGAGTCAATCCAGAGGACTCTTTTATCCCAAAACGGTGCCAATACACCATTAAATGGGGAATAAACCATCTTATCCCCCACGTATACCTTGAAGTTTGTACATGAAACCTTCACGATATCTTTTAACGCCATAATAATCACCCCCTATAAAAACAACGCAAAATTAACACAATGGAAGCAGGCTTTTATCAGGAAAAGACCCGCTGGAAAAACTACATAGTGCTCCCAAGTATTGGTTTAGGCACTCGTTCACTGTTATTCACTCAACCAGAATAACCAGGGTTTGCTAATAACTTATCCGTAAGTAGATGTGAAGAGTACGCTTCACCCCCACTGTTTAGGCGTTAATAGCTGGCTCTGTTGACGTTGACCAGCACTTTACGTATGAAATGCTGGGCTATCTCAAGCTCTTATCCCATGCGTAATAGCCAGTGGCTAGAGAGTTAAATAGATAGCCTCTAGCTACTACACGTAGGATGTTTAGTTGTATGCCGTCCGTCGACTACCCGCCAACTTTCGACAGGTCACTATGTAAGCTCAAGTGGGGATTGTCAACTTTCGGTGGATTGTCAACCTCCAGTTTTCCCCATAGTTTCGTGCACCTGCACTACGCACTATTGAGGAAAAGCCATACGGAGAAATCGCTAGATATAAGGGAAAAAGCCGATGTTTCTTCGTGGGAATCGAATTTAATTCGTGGTGAAAAGTGGCGAAAAGCCTAATGTAAAACGGCGAAAGATTATTTATTAGCCCACCTTTTAAGTAATATGTATAGAGTAGTAGTAGTAGTAGTATATGAGAGTAGTATATGAATAGTAAGTTGTGAATAGTAATTAGTTAGC